AATCACAGGTAACTAATAAGTAAATTAGTAATAATCCACAGATAACTAATAAGACTTACAATTTTAGAAAGTTTTTTAATTTTTTTAAATTACTATAAATTAATTACTAATAAAATAAGTTATAAATTAAATTAATTTAAAATGGAAGAGTTAACTAAGTTTGAACCTTATGGAGAATCATTAATGATTAAAAGAGTTATTACAGTATCTAATTTAGCATTAAATGGAGTAGGTAAGGTAAAACCAGAACATGAGAAAGAAATTTCAATTACTATTGTAAAAGTGGGTAATGACAAATACAAAGATGTTATTGGTAAACGACCTATGTTTCCAAGTAATATGAAGCAGATGATGATTAATGGTAGTGCTACATTAGTATATGATATGGATAATAAGAAATCTATTCAATATTATCAGGAGCATAATAAAGAATCTAATGTAATAAAAGATAATAAAGAAATTGATATAACAGGTGTTACTGAGTTTGTAGATTATTTTATTGTAAATGCTAATTATTTAATTGGAATAAAATAGTGAGAAAAGACCGGATAATAACAAGTGCATTGAACGCAGCAGTTGAAGCGGCTAATGAATCAGGAGATAGTAGAATTAAAAAACTTAATAATTCTGATACATTAGATTTAGTTACGCTTATAATTAATCATCATACGATGTGTATTAGAGATGAGATGTTATCTGGTGAAGATAGAGTTATAATTCCTAAAATAGGAGCTTTCACTAAGAACAACAATAAAGCAATTTTTAATGATATAAAAAAGACGGTTTTAAATAAGCATGGATATTCTGATTGGATTGATGTACCTAAGCCTTTAAGACCGTCTATTTTAAGGGAGATAAACCTTATAGCAAAGGATAAATTTCAAAGCATTAAAAGAGCTAAAAAGGTTAAAGCTATTGATGTGTTGAATGAAAATAATATATCATTTAAAAAAGATTAAATTTTTTTACATTAATAGTTGTATATATTAAAAAGGTGTACTATCTTTGTAGTGAACTTAAAAATTTAAGCCTTATGACAAATATTGTTGTTACTGAATCAGCAAGACAGGTAGTAAAATCAAATGGAAAAGCATTAAATTCTACTATTAGTGAAGTACGCAAATCTAAGAAATCTGAAGGTAGAACTAAATTAGGAATTACATTTAAGAGAATAGCAAATGCAATCTATTTGATGTAATATGAAATTAGATAACAGATTTACACCTATATTAAAGGATGATGAAAATGCCGTAAGTATAAGTCTTCCACTATGTGACAGAGCATATAGGGAATTATATGAAGACAAAGCCGACCCTATTCTAAGAGATAAGGAGTTGGCTTTTGTCGTATTAACTCAGTCACCTAGTAGTTCACTAGTTAAACAAGGGTTTGAAGGTGATGAGTTATTTGAAGCTGCTAGACGTGAATTAGGATTATCTAAATTGTGGAAACCATCAGAGAAGGTATTACATGCAATACAACATTATAATAGTACAAATGGTTCTGCAATTGAAAAGTATGTAAAGAACTTACATAAACAATACAACAATAGAAATAAGAGTATTAGTATAATAGCTAAGAAAATAAAATTATTACAAAATCAAATTCATAGAGTTGAAGAGTTAGGAGATAACAATACTTCTATGGTATTAGAGTTAATAAATCAATTAGTTGAATTAGAAAAATCAATAGATGTATTATCTAAATCTGTACCAGAACAAGTTAAAACTTTTAATAGTGCTATATCAGAACTACAAGAAGAGATGAAACGCAATGTTGTAACTCAAGGTGGTGGTATAGTAGATGATTCTATGGATCCTGACAAATCAGTTATAAATCAAAGATCATGATGGTAGAAGAACGCATAATCTATTTTAATGAAGAATTGCATAAATATACCGATCAATTTAGTAATGTATATACAAGTGCTACAACTAAGTTAAGTGAATATGAACAAAAGCAAGACTTTAAAAAAATAGCAATGGCTTGCGAAAGGATTGGTAAGAATCCAGAACATAGAAACTATTATAAATACAAAGGTAAAACTGCTCAACAATTATTGAAAGAGTGGAAACTAATTACCGACAACTCACTCGATAGAGGAAATACGGAACACAATTATTTAGAAATAAGTGTGAAATTAGCTAATGGGTTTGAGAGTAATTATAAAAAAGGTAAAAGTTTATCAATTGGAAATAAAGAATATACTAGAATGTATAGTATATATGATTTGAAAATAGGTAACTTAAATGATGTAGGAGAAATATCAATTGAAGAATTAAAAGTTCAGAATTTACATATACGATACCCTGATATATTTAATCTAATTGTCAGTTTACATAAAAAAGGATTTAAGTTTTATCCTGAGATAGTAGTCTATCATCCTGATTGGTTAATTTCAGGTATGGTAGATTTACTTGCTGTTAGAGGTAATGAATTTATAATTATTGATTGGAAAACTAATAAAGGAGATATATCTTTTGAAGCGGGTTATTATGAGAAAGATTCTAATGGTGATATGACAAATGTATTTCATAAAACAGGTAAAACATTTAAATATCCTATTCAACATTTACCTGCATCTACAGGTCATAAGTACTCATTACAATTATCATTATATGCATATTTCATTGAAAGGTTTGGATTTAAATTAAAAGGTTTATTATTATTTCATATTACACATAACGAGATTAAAGAAAGTGACAATATAAGATGGAGAACTAAACCTATTAAAATTGAATACTTTAAAGATGAAATTGAAGCTATAGGTAATGATATAATATTAACAGGTGATAACCGTAATACTCAATATAATGCATTTAAATAATAAGGAAGTTTTATGTATTTCATCTTTTTATGAATATTCAAATATTTATAATAATATAAAAGATGATGTTGAATACGATATCCATATATATCAATGGATAGTAATAGAAAATAACTATTTACGAATCTGTAAAATAGATGGTATTTTACCTGAAACTATTTATACAATTTCAGATGTTAGAGATTTAGTATTACCTGGTGTGTATAAATTACAATTACGTAAAGAAGATACACCTTTAACTATTAAATATAGAACCTTATTTCCAAAATTATTTAAATACCATATAGAATTGGTTGTTCCAAATAGAACTGGGATATATTATCATATAGGTAATAAATTTAATCAGAGTGATGGTTGTGAATTAGTAGGAAATAAAATTATTAAATACAAACATAAATTTGATAATGACAAAACATATGTTTTAGAACAGGTATTAAACAGTAGAGTTACATATAAACAAATGTACACTAATTTATTACCATTTTTAAATAATGATAATATAAATATATATATTCATATTCTATGACAATAGGAAAGGAATTTGTATTTGATTATCCAAGTGCTTTTATAAACTTTATAAATGAAGATAAAAGTCAATATAAAAGAGCTAAGGATTGTATTAATCCTTTAACAGGTAAAAAATATATTGATCCAAATGATGAATTTTTAGTAGGTAAAAGTGGAGGCATATTGATGGATATGTCTTTTACTTTTGTTAATACTCATTTATTAAGAAAGCCAGCTTTAGAATATTTATCTAAAGGTAGATATACAGGAGCAAAAAGAGGTTCGTCTGAATATGATAAATTTAGACGCAGAGAAGAGTATTTTAGATATTATGGTTATGATGCCATGTGTAAAAAAACATTAGATGGTAAAATAGAAAAACTTCATATCACAGGTGAACACTATAATTTCATTAACTATGGACGTATAATGTTACTTGATGAAAGTAAGATACGAAAAGGGTTATTGAATGTAGCTAAAGAAGAATCTATACCTATATTTATAGATGCTCAATATTGGTATTTTAAATCTAAAGAGTTTGCTAAATTAAATTCATTTCATTTTATAGTAGGTAAAGCGAGACGTGGTGGATATAGCTATATGGAAGCTATTGATTCTGCTAATATTGTTAATTTAATACCAAAGATTACAGTTATACATGGTGCATTTGATAAGAAATATCTTACTCAAGGTAACTCTATATCAGGTATGGCACGTACTCAGTTAAACTTCTATGAACAATCTACACCTTTTAATAGATGTGGTTATAAGAAACATAAGCAAGGGTTTTATTATCCATCTGGTTTATTAAAAAAGGATTTAGAGGAAATTAAATTAGGATATAAATATATAGATGGAACTGAAGGTGGATATTTAAGTAAGATATTAGCAATATCATTCTTTAATAATAAAGATGCAGCTATTGGAAAAGATGGTATTCGTATTAAACTAGAAGAGCTATCTAACTTTGAAAACTTTGATGGTGTAATGGGTGTACTAGAACCTACTACAAGAACAGGTTCATATACTACAGGTTTTATTGTTGCATTTGGTACTGGTGGTTCAGAAGAAGGTAAATGGATAATCTTTGAACGTAATTTCTATAATCCAATGCGACATAAGTTTTTAATGTTTGAAAATGTATGGGATAAAGATAGAAGAAATACAGTATGTGGTTTCTTTAAACCTTATTGGTGGGGATTACAAGGTACAATAAATAATAAGTATGCATTAGATGAAGATGGTAATAGTAATTATGATGTAGCTATTGAGATATCTAAGAATGAGCGTAGAATTAAATTTGAAGATGGAGATGTAACAGAATCTGATTTCACTTTATATTGTGGTCAATATGCAAACCATCCATCTGAAGCATTTAGTGGATCAACTTCTGGTATTTTTAGTAGTCAAGATTTAAGTAATCATATAAGTGATGTTTTATCTAATTCAGCTCATAAATATTATAGTGATGGTGTTTTAGGAGTAGTTGATGGAGTAGTTCAATTTATAAGCAATGATTCAATAAAAGCTAATAAATTAGATTATGAAATTCATCCTTATGTAGATGATGTACCTGTTAAAGGAGGACAAGATGTCCATGGATGTGTTAGAATATGGCATCATCCTAATATTCCAAATGGTGAAAAAGGTACTGATATTTATTATGGTATAGCTGACCCTGTAGCTATAGATAAAAATAAAGATAGTATAGGGGTTAAAGATTCATTAAATTCATTTCAAATATGGATGCAACCACGTAGAGGTACTAGAACAACAGGTGATATATTAGTTGCTACATATAGAGGTCGTAAAGACAGAACTGAAGATACAGATAGAATATTTTTATATATGCTTATTTATTACAACTGTAGAGGATTAGTAGAAATTAACAGAGGTAATTTAAAATCTAATTTTAATAAATGGGGAAGGTCACATATGTTATATCGTAATCCTCTTCGTATGTTAGAACAATTAGAACGAGATGGCTATGTAGATGAAAGTAATATACCTATAGGTTTAAATATGTCAGGTTCATTAAAAGACGATACATTACTTCAATTAAAGTCTTTTATTTATACTATGTACACTACTGATGCAGATGATACGATTAGATTCATTTTACATGATATATCTGAAATTAGTATATTACGAGAATTGGATAAATTTGATGTTAATGGTAACTTCGATACACTTAGTGCATTATTATTATTAATGGTATTAAGAGCCTATATATTAGCAATAACTAAAGAAGATGTTGATAAAGCATTGAATATGAATGATGCAATTAATAGAACCTCATCAATAGTTGATGAATTAGGACTAATTTAAGACATTGTAATGGAAAATAGAAGTAAAGATATACCGGAACAAAGAGTATCATTAAATAAAAAACTTACAAGTGCTAATTGGTATGAACCAACTATTGATTATTGGATAGACCTTGCACAAAGAACTGCTCAACCATATCAAAAAATAGCAAATGAATCTTTAGATATAGCAAATGGTGATATTGACCCTAATGAATATAAACATATAATGTCACCATTAGCTAAATCAAGTGATGAAAAAGTCAGAAGTCTTAAATTGACCACTCCAATGAGGTCTACAGATTTCATATCTGCAATTAGAGATAAATCATTAGGTGAATATATAGAATTACCATTTCCAGTAACAGTTATATCTAATAGTGAAAAGGCAATTATACGTAAAAAGAACTTTGTTAAACGTAAATTAATGGCTTATGCAGTTGAACGTTTCATGTCAGAAGTTAATAAGATAAAACAGCAAGCTGAACAACAGGGTCAGGAAGTAACTGAAGATATGTTTCCTGATTCTGAAACTTACGTTAATGAAGTAATTGAAGAGTTTTTAAATAATAAAGCTGATGTAGACGCTAAGATATTAAAATTAATACGTAATGAAGTAGATTTTGAAATTAAGAGAAGTGAAGCATATGTTAATTGGTGGATGACTGAACAGTTTTATACCATGTGTGGAATTGAAGGTAATAATGTAACATATGATATTATACCTGTAACTGAAGGATTCCCTGTTTGTCAATATGGAGAGAATGTAGAAGACGGAGATGCATTTCTATATAAGTATAGATTATCTTATAATCAAATGGTTGATGAATACAGAGACCAATTAAGTAATTCTGATATGATGTTACTTAATCATATAGAAAATGCAACAGGTAAGAATGGAGCAGTAGCTAGTTTTGGTTTAACATATGGTGATTTTATAAAAGCATTTCCTAATAGAGCAGGCAGAACTGATGATTTAGCATATAAAAATTCATTAAGTGAATGGACTAATGAAACTGTATTAATACATAAATTATTTTTTAAGAGTGAAACTAAAGTTAAAATTGTAACATATATTGATTTAGATGGCTCACAAAAGGATATTGTATTACCTGCTGATTATAAACTCAACCCTGAAATAGGTGATATTACTTTTAGATATGATTGGATAAATGTAGTATTTGAAGCTACTAGGATTGGTGATACAACTACTGGTTTATATATACCACCTCGTATAATACCTGTTCAATTAAGTGATAGAAATAACCCATCACGTTGTAAATTACCTGTAGGCGGTAGAGTGGGATTAGTAAAAGGAATTAAATTAAAACCTGTACCGATAAGACTAAAACCTTATCAAATTATTGATAATATATTAGTTAATAGAATTGAAGCTGAAATTGCAAAATATCAATCATTTATTGAAGCTATACCTAAGAGTGCGTTAGCTGCAATGGATGATAGTATAGGTAAAGCATTTTATTCTATTAAGAATAACAGTTTGATGATATATGATGATGATAAATTGAAACCTCAAGAATTAGTAAATGGAGTTAGATTTATTGTCAATGATAGTTTATATAACTACATTAAAGTTCTTATGGAATTAAGAGATAAGAACAAAGAAGATGCATATGATACAAGCAGTGTGAATAATGATAGTTTAGGTAACATAGATACTAAATCTGTTAAAGGTAATGTAGAATATAATATTGCTAGAGCTAGATTGGGTATGGTATTAGGGGTTCAATTGTTTAACAATGCTTTATCTAAAGATTTAACAAAATTATTAGAATATAGTAAAATAGCATGGGAACGTGGTAAGGCAGGTCATATAGAAAACAAAGATGGTAAGTTAGAAAACTTCTCTGTTAATATTGAAGAACACATGGAATCTGAATATGGAATCTTTGTTAAGAATTCTAAATCATCTCAAGATAAGATTAACCACTATGTACAATTAGCACAAGCTGGGGCTCAAAATGATATGATGGAGTTAGCAATAGAGAGTGTTGACTTTGATAATATGCCAGGTGCTAAACAAACATTGCTAGATGCTATTAAAGCTAAACGTGACTTTGATCGTGAAATGGCAGAATATAATCGTAAGAGTGCATCTGAGAATATTCAAGCACAAGTTCAAGATAAACAAGCTCAACGTCAACATGAAATACAATTAGAACAACTTAAACAGGAGTATGAAACTCAACGTGAAAGTATGAAGCTTGAAATGCAAATGATAATTGAACAAATGAAATTAGCAGGTGCATCTTCTGAAGGTAATGTAGATAGTCAATATCTTAAAACATTACAAGAATTACAAAAAGATAAAGCACAAGAGTTGAAACAATTAGATTTAAAATTCAAAGAACGTAAACATAAAGAAGATTTAGCATTTAAGAATAAGCAATTACAGACACAAAAAGAAATAGCTAAGATGAATAAAAATTAAATTTAAGTTACAATATATACTGAATTGATTGTAAATAAGAATACCTATAATATATATTAATTAATAACTTAACAATTAACTGATTATGACAGATGTTAAAATTGAAAAAACAAATCTTTTGAACAGTGAATTAAACATAGTACAATTGGGAGTTGATTTTAAACTTCCTAATTTCTATGCATTAGATGTATCAGGTGGAAATAATAATTCTGATAATAATTCTGATAATACTTCTGATAATGATAATTCAGATAATAATTCAGATAATAATTCAGATAACAATAAAATTGATAATTCAACTACTGATAAATCTAAAAATGTAAATACTAATAATTCAGATAATAATACATTTTCAACTGATGGACTTGAATCAATAACCCTTGAAGGAGAAAAAGATGATTATTATTTGAGTGCTAATGGTGAAGTAGTTAACAATAAAGGTGAAGTTAAATACAGTAAAGAAGAATATGACAAGCTAGTTGCTAATAATGTTGTTGATGATGTACCTGATGGTTACACTTTAGTTGAGGTAGATGGTTTTGATGAAACTGTTTATTTAAATGAAAATAAAGAATTAGTAAATGCAAAAGGTGAAGTATTAAAAACTGCTGATGAAGTAGAAGCTGAATATGATATGGGAAATGATGATACAAACCCATTTATTGAAGGTTTAAGAAGTACTAATTTATTTGAAGATGTAGATTCTTTAGAATTTACACCTGATAGTGTAACTAGTGTTGTAAATACTGCATATGATAAAGGTGTTAATAAAGGTAAAGATGTAGCTATAGCTGAACTTAAATCTAAGTATCCACAATTAGATGATGTAATTAGACATATGGAATTGTATGGTACAGATTTTAGTAATTTTAATCAATTACCTGATTATGCAAGCATTGAAATAAATGATAATACTTCAATTGGAGTATTAGATTCAATTGTTAAAGATTGGCATACTGCTAAAGGCTTACCTATGGATACCGATTATATTAATTTTCTAAAGAATGGAGATAAGTATAATGAGTATGTTACTAAACTTAAAGCTGATTTATCTAATATGGTTGTTGAAAGAAAAACTGAAATGGATAAACAAATAGCAGCTAAAGAAAAAGCCAAACAAGATAGAATTAATAATTATTGGGGAGTGGCTATAGATAATAAAGGTAATATGGTTGACCTCAATATAGAAAACTCAGTTTATAATAAAGTTATGAAAACCGGTGAAGTTAAACTGGGAGATGAAACATTGCAAATTCCTAAAGTAATTAGATCAAATATTACTGGTGAACCAAAAGAGTACTCTAGACAAGATTTCTTCAATTGGTTATTTATACCAAAACCTGTAGAAATTGATGGTGAACGAATAAATGCAACAGGTTATGATATTTATTTGTATAATACAAATAAGAATCGTACTGTAAATCACGATGTCGTAGACGCATTTACAGCTTTTACAAATGGTGATAAATCACAACTCATTAAGCAATCTGTTAATAAGCATGTAAAAACCCAAAAGAGTATTAAACTTAGTAGTAAAAGTAGTTCAACTACCAGTAGAAAAACAAGTAAAAAAACAGATGGTAAACCTAAAATGAGGATTAATTAATTATGAAAATTTTAAAACAGGCTGTAAATTATGACACCGATTATTTCGTAGATGAAAATACGTTATATCGGAATGAATTGGTAAGTCCTATTGAGCTTACACAAGCTATTACTTACTTATGGGGAATGAATAGTAAAGAGTTCCCATTGCTTAACCACGTCTTTGGTCAAGGTGGTGTTAAGACTAAGAAGCCTACAATGCTTAATGAAACTACCTATACTTGGAAAGTAATGGGTCGTATGGAATTAATTACTGTTGTAGACGGATTAGCTGTTGGCACATTAACTCAACCTGGAATTGGTGGTACTACATTTGACATTTTGTTTAGAGATGGAATGTTACATGCTTATTACACTATTTACACACCTAGTGGAAAACAGTTACGTGTTAACTATGAACCTACTAGAGAAGGTCAACTGTGGCGTGCGAATGTTACATTGATGACTAACAACATGGCTGACTATGTACCACTAGGAGACTTTGTAGAAGGCTTAGCATGGGGTTATGGTGTACCAACTATTGCAAGAAGTAAATCAGGTGGTACAGCTAGCAACCGTGTAACTCCGGGTGAAGCTACTAACCAATTTGGTTTCTACCGTTTCTCAGATAACATTGCAGGTAACATTGCAAATCAGGTTACTGAAGTAGAGTTTACTTTTGATGGTCATCCTCCTACTAAACTTTGGATGCCAGAAGAAATGCGTCAATTTGAGTGGCAAAATCTATCAATGATTGAGGTTGATTTGTGGGAATCAGAATATAACCGTACAGAAGATGGTAGAATTACACTTATTGATGATGAAACAGGAGAGCCTATTCCAAAAGGGTCAGGTATTTTTGAAACTGTTAAATCTGTAGGTAACTACGATACGTATTTTAATTTAACAGTTGATAAATTAGATGGTATTGTAAATTATATTTATGACCATCGAACTGATTCTACACCTACAGAACTCGTATTGTATACTGGTTCAGGTGGAATGAGAGCGTTCCATGAAGCTATTCAACGTGATGCTATTGCTAATCAATTCTTTACTCCTTTAGGGGATAATGTAATTAGTGGTGGTAGTCATCTTACTTATGGTGCTTACTTTAAGCAGTATAAGACTATTAATGATGTACTTATCACAGTACAAGAGAGTGATTATTTTAATCATAGTACCAAAGCACAGATGGATCGTCGTAATGGCAGAATGCATAATGGACATCCATTCTATTCTTACAATATGGCTATCTTAGATGTATCTATTGATGGAACAGGTGGTCGTAATGTAGAGATGGTAGCTGAAGAAGGTCGTGAGAAGCTAGTTAAAATCTATGAAGGTATGTCAACTATTCCTGCTGTATGGGCGCCAGCTGCAAGTTCAGGAGTAGCAAGAGCAGCTACCAAAAAAGATGTAGCATCTTATGAAATGATTATGAGTGCCGGTATTAATATGAAAAATCCATATACCTCATTCTTAATTGAATTTGAAGGTGAATAAAAAATAGTAATTAACATAGTATAAAAGAAAATATAATAACTTACTGACTATGATAGAAGTTAATAATCAAGTGGAGCTAAGAGTTAGGCAAAGAGAAAGTGAATTTCAAAAGGTGAATTCATCACACTTACCTCGTGGGCCAGAACGGCTAGGTGAGAGTAAGCGATCTACATCTATTTTAAAGAGTGATAATTCTCTTATGGAACTCTTGATGCCTGAACTCTTAGGTATCTCTGCACAATCTCCAACATGGGATAGCAGATTAGTAGGATATTTTGGTTCCTTAGTAATATATGTGAATAATACATTGAAGTTAGAAGTTGGATATAAGTATTCACTTTCAGATCCAAGAAGAGAAAAGTACATTGAGGAATTAAAAAATAAACATAAAAGTATAAAAGACGATAAGTCATTAGCTGACTATGTTGAAAGTAATATTGATTATAAATATCGAATTCTGTATGGTACTCCGATTAATAAAGAGGATTATATTAAATATAGAGTTGCATTAGAACATTCTCATGTAGCTAATAAAATAGATTATTTAGATTCTAGTTCTAAAATAAGATTCTATATTTATACAGAAGAAGAACAAATTGAGAAAGTTAAACTTGAAGCTAAGCGTAAACGTAGTATAATTAAAGCTCAATCTACAATTATGAGTAAGGATGAAACGTTACGTGATGCTATATGGGCATTCTCATTAATAGAAGCTAAAGGCAATGTAGATAAGTTATTGGAAGATGAATTAATAATAGAACTTGAACATATTGCAACTAATTATCCAGATTGGTTAATAGATGCAGCTAGTGATAACGATTTAGAGTTGAAAGCTAGCATTGCTAAATATGTTTTAAAAGGTGTACTATATAAACTTCCAGCATCTCAAACTATTGTCGATGGAGCTAATAAAGAATTGGTATTAGGTAACTCCATTCCAGAGGTAATAGAATACTTTAAGAATGAAGACAATTCACAAACTATCAATTCATATGAAATGAAGTATAAAACGTTATCTAGTAAAAATAAGAAGTAATTATGAAACATATTTTTGTAACAAACGAAAACTACGGAGTAGATGTTGAAGATAGTTTGGTAGCAGGTTTAAATACTGTTGACAATCTAATTGCAGGTGCTATCGTATTTATTAACGCTGAAACAGGTAACAGTGTCGATCCTGATACAGGTATTTCCAATAATGCATTACCTAATGCATTGCTTAATGTATGTCTAAGTCATGGTTCAAGTGTTAATCCAGACGTAATTGTATTAAATGGTAATAATATTGTAGATATTAAAAAGAATACATATAGTGCACCAGTTGCTAAAGTAATGGCATTTGGTGATGAAGCTAAACCTGTATCCTTTACACCAGCTGCTGGTAATACATATACAATTGTAATTGAGAATCGTGACAAATCAATTCATCAAACTGACCGTAAACGTTATTATACAACTATTGGTAGAACTGGAGATACTATTGTAACAGTTCTTAATAGATTAATTGCAAAAATTAATAATGATAGTTTACAAAGTGTAACTGCTAGCTTACATAATACTGACGATGGTATTAAGTTTAGAGGCACTACTGTTAATAACTTTGGTGTATTTGTAATGGATGATTTAATAGGAGCAGGTAATGTAATTGAAGCTGCAAAAGCTGATCTATCAGGTGCTATTATTGATGGTGTATATTATGATGCTAATACACCTATTACATTAGCGACTAAATATGGAAATGCAGCATTAGATGGAGCAGGCGTAGCTGATATTGGATATGCAATGTGGAACGGCGGTGTAGGTACACCTACTCATGTTGCTGCATTAGAAGAAGAATTATCATCTCATAAAGGTGACCATAAGTCATTGTATAGAAGTGAACAATTCTTTAATGCTCCTACCAATTTAGATACCACTGCTACATATCATATTTACGATATTGAGTTTAATAGTGGTAAAGCAGCAGGCCCGTTTAAAGCTGAGAATTTCACACAACATCTTATGATTGCAGCTAAAAGTGGAAATGCAACACTAATAGCTGACTTAGAAACTCTCTTTGCTAATTACCTTTAATAATGTAATATGAACATTGTTCAAATGCATACTGCGATAGACGTTGGAGTTAATCATCTTAACTCCAACTCTTATCGCAAAATTCCTAAAGAAGTTAAAGACTCTTTAATAAGCAATATAAGTATAGAGTTTATATTAAAAGCGGTAAATGATATAGGTTCATCTTTATTAATGCCTAGCACTAGAGATGAAATGAAAGCTATATCAACTAATCTAAGAACTTTATATACTAATATTGATTTACCAAAGTTACCAGATGAAGATTTTACAGATGGTAACTTTGCTACTTTTGAAATACCTTCATTTACCACAGGTTCTATTACATCAGGTTTGATAAGACATCAAACTAGGTATCGTTTTATAACAGTTGGTAGTACTGATTGGACAGGTATATTTCCAGGTTCTCCCAGTAATGGAGATGAAGTAGTATCTAATTTATCAATATTAGATAGTACAAGTGGTGATATATCCATAATTGAAGGTGTAACATATAAAGTTATACAAAAAGGTACATATAGTAATTGGGAAAGTATAGGTTATAGTACAAATGAAATAAGAAAAGGTGTAGTTATTAAAGCTACAACAAATGATACTATATTATCTGGTACTAATGTCAAATTACAACCTTTAACTGCATTTCCAACTTGGGTAAGTTCAGAGTTGTATATGATTGATAATTACAATATGTTAGCTTACCAATCTATAAATGCTACTATATCATTAAGAGAGTTTTCAAAAGGACGAGTTAAAATAGGCTCATATTTAATTGTAGATGCTCAATCCGGAGATGATTTTACATCAATAGGTGGTACTTCTATAAGTACAACAGGTGATATAATAACATGTGCCAGTGAAACTAATGTTAATTTTACAAATGGTTCTAAGATAGCTAAGATTATATATGTACCATGTTTGATAACAACTAAAGAGTTATCAGCTAATTTACAATTAAATGATAGTTATACATCATCAACGGCACCTTTAGCAGTTATTTCAAACAATGAAATTTATATATATCATAGTGAACATTTTAAAATACGTAATGCAAACTTGACATATATTAGAACACCTAGACGTGTAAATTTAGATTATGGTATTTCATCTGACATAAATGAAGTAACTCATCCATCTATAATAGATGCAGTTGTATCTAGAATAATTGCAAATGTTAAAGGTGAAAACTATCAAGCTGTAAAGACAGAACAATCAGTTGAACAAAAAACACATAGATTATAATGGCAACATCATTCGCACCAATAGGCAGTATAGTAACACCAACAAGTGTAATATTTGTAAGTAGTGTTGTTCAATTTACAACAACTGTTTATAAATTAGATGAAAATAACAGTTGGGAAGTAGTACAAACATTTGATACGCCTGTAACAGAACAAACTGTAACATTGTCTTCTGATGGAGTTTATTACTTTCATTTAGAGGAATATGGTAATACAGGTGAGAGTATATTTGTATATATATGCTATGAAGAAGTTAAAGCTAAGTTAAGAAGCTATATTAAGAGTATTCTATGTTCATGTTGTGAAGATGATTGTAATCCTTGTAGTAATGAAACAGTTTATGATTTTAATATGTTACATCACTTATCATTGAGTTATTTAGGAAGTAATGAGTTTTTATTAATTCAAACTGATATAACAGATGTTACTACATTAGATAAACTTCATAGTATTAATAATGCAATAGTACGAACTAAGAAATACATACTTAATTATGATATTTGATAACTATAGTATAGCGATACGTGAAGATGCAGTAGTTTATGCTCATATGTTAGCATATAGAGACATTTACAATGCTGTATGGGAATCACAGTGGTTACAAGAAGATAAATATGGTAAAGGTTTAGAGAGTGCTAAGATAACAGCATATAATGCTTGGTTGTTATTTAAATGTATTATACAAGATGATTTGACTTTGTATAATGAAATAAGCGATAAGATACCTGAATCTCAAATTTATACATTAAATGAATATAACGATGTGTTAAATTGCTTTAGATGTGCAGCCGTTGATATTGATGTAACTTTAGATTATTCACAACCACCTATGGATTTAAACAATAAACCTTATTATTATGGTGTTTCTACAGATGGTAATTTAACAGCTGAAGAAATACAAAGTGTTTTAACTTCTGATAATACTAGATCATTAGGTATGGAAGTTGAAATAGGAATTGGTGACCCAGTGTACGTGTACTTTGTATATCCTACAGAATGGGGAACTGTAGAAGAAATTATATTAAGTGGGTTTAACCAAGTTAGTGCATATGATACAGAGTTTGATAGTGTTCAGTATGCAACATTAGCTGGTATGACCCCTTATACAGTAGTAAGGTCATTGTTAACTAATGATATTGATGCACCCTTAACAGTACAATTTAAGTAATGGCAACTACAGTATATTCTCCATATTTACCTATGTTTACAGGGTTTCACATTTTAAGTGCAACTCATGTAGATAATAGAACTGTTGTAGAAACGATAGCAGATAGAGATGCATTATCGTCTACCAGATTACCTGATGGATTAGAGTGCTTGATAATGCAAGCTGTTAGGGATGGTGACAGTGTAGTAAAATATAGATGGTATGATGATGAATGGCATCCTATAGTATCAGGTAGTAGTGGAGGAGGAGATGACTTTAATCACACTGCTACATTTGTAATAGCAGATTGGATAGAAGATGTAAGTAAACCATATAATAAATATTATATTGAGGTAGCACATACAGGTAGTAAATATCCTTCTCATTTAGTATTCACATCTGATGGTGAAGGAGTTGTATTAGAATATAAAGAGATTAGTACCTCAGTATTTAGGTTGTATAATAGACATCCGTTTGATGGTACATTAACAGCTAACTAATTAAATTAAGAAATTATGCAATATAGAAGTGATTTAATGTTCATTAACCCGTTAGATATACGGGATAAGAACGGTAATATACAACTATCATTTCCTGACCCTACTGCAAGTGCTGATAATTATTTAAGTGTACTTAATGGGTATAGTGGTACAACTGGACAATATAAAGGTGTAGGTTTTGCTAGTGAAGGTGGTGGGTCTAATATAGATATTTATCTTGCACCAAAAGGAGATGGTATAGCTAGAATATACTCAGCTAGTGCTACATCATATAGAGAGTTAATTGCAGGGATATCTAATGCTATTGCAACAGTAGATTATGTAGAACGTGCTGTTACAATAGGTGTTATATATCTACAACACGTTAAAGCTGTATTTGATAACAGTGGTTCAGCATTAACAGCTCCAGTAGCAGGTTCTGTTACTATTGATGGTAATACTATTACCACAGGAGATAGAGTTTTAGTTAAAGCTAGTAATGATACATATAACACTTGGATAGTTGAATGTGGTGTTGATAGTTGGACTAAAGTAGAAGACTTCTTAGATGAAGATACTAATGACCCACTACAAGAAGTACATTATAAAGTAGGTGCTACAACATTTGTAGATAACGATGGTACGTCTCCTACATATAAAGATGTAAGATTTACATGGAATGGTACAGAGTGGGTATTACAATATAGTTCTAGTGAATTACCATATGGTGCAGAAGAAGGTGTAAAGTTAACTAACTTTACATTTAGTATGGATATACCTAATCTTACTGAATTAACTATACCTGCTGATGATGACTATTTGGCAATATATGATACTAGTGGTACTATCCATAAGAAGATTTCAGTATTGAATTTATTACCAGAGCCAGCTGGTACATATTCATGGGAAATAGGAGCAGATAATAGTACAGATAATCAAGTATCTAGTTCTCACGATGTTCATCTATTAGGAGATACAGATAATTGGGTAGATACTGTATATTCGTACTCAGCAGGAGTACATACTATTAAATTTCAATATGGTTTAGCAGGTGGATTAAATAGAGTATTAATGACTAATGCTTTAGGTAACCCAATTGAAGCAAATGGTGGAAAAGGTTTTATACTTAGACCTGCATACAATACACCTTGGGATAGTGGTACAATTGGTGAATTTATCCAAAGTACTAAATTACCATTAGGTGGTTCAGGTTCAGCAGGTGCACTAGTATTATACACACCTGAGGCAACAGGTCATTATGTAACACTACAAGCACCAGCTACTGCAACAGACCAAACATACTTATTACCACAAGCATATCCGACTGAAGATTTATATGTATTAGCAGCTACTACAACAGGTACTATGTCATGGGTAGCACGTACTACAAATACAGATAAATTAGTTGCAGCAGATACAGGTGGTACAGCAGGTTATTTAACTAATGTACTACAAGGTACGACAGATGGTACACCAATTAGTGGTATTAAAGTATCTACATATAATACTAATTATACTCTAATTCAACAAACTATAAGTGATACAGGTGTAACTAGAGATGCTGTAGCTACAGATTTACTTGCAGTATATGATACTACAGGAGACAAATTAATTAATGGTAATGTAACTGCTTCTCAACTTAGTAGTATATATCTACTTAGTAATTATGTTAGTACTAATGTATTCTACAATGGTTCTATTGCAGTATATGAATTAGGACAATCTGATTTCACATTAGTTAATACTGAATATGTAGCGAGTGATACAATAGATAGTATTATTGGTAGTACCGACTATGATAGCGATTGGGTATTGGCTATAGTACAACGTAAATATACAGATGGCAGTACAACTAAATATGAGACTATTCAATGTAATACTAGAGTTTATAGGGATGACGGTAATGGAGATAAAGGTACAGTTGATATAGCATTTACTAACCAACCTGGAGCAGGTGAAGTATTTAGAGTAACATTAATATTAGACCCTACTCTTTTAACACAACCATCATAAAATAAGGAGGATATCTTATGTACGTACGCTCCTTATTAACATTAGTTAATATATCAGATAGTATTAGCACTCCATCTATAGGTGTGGGTGCTGAATACTGTCATTTATATGCTGATGATAATCAGTTATATTTAAGTGTTCCGTATTCTGAAACATTAGTTGAGAGAATAGTAGGTATTAGACCAAGTTATATACAGAATCATGGTATAGTGTATTATGATACAACTGGAACAAGAAATGAATTTAATATCATACCGCCTAATAACACTACTATAAAAAAGTTACTTACTAGTTATGATGATACTACTAATTTAACTTTTAAATGGGTTGACGTAAATGATTTAATTACATTACCAGATGTATATTGGTCATTAGATGCAACACATGGATTATATCCAACTAGTATTACCAATAGGGTAACTATAGGTGAAGCTGCTAGTGCAGATGGAGCAGGTACAGCATTATATATAAAAGGTAACCAATCTATCAAAGATGGTTTATTATCTACACTTAATTCAGTAGGTAATATACTAGCTACATATAAAGATAATTTAAATACTACATATTTAGACAGTAAACCGTTAGTAGGTAATTATGGTGGATATTTAGTTACCCATACAGATAATGCTAAAGATGCATTATTACATCTCAATAGCTCAGGTGTTACATTAAATCATTTAATGGCATATCTTAGTCCAACTGACCTTAGTAGTGCAGACGCTAGCATTATTACAGCTAGGTCGATGGAGAATAGCTTTAATGATACAGGTTATGGATTTAGAAGACATAAAAGTACTACAATTAGTACTGGAGATACAACATGGGCAATAGACCATAGCTTATATGAAATAGAAAATGTTACATTTAATAAACAAGGTATTATAAATGTAACAGTTTCAAATCCTATTACAAATAAGATATATACAGCTAAGATTGTATCAAATGATAATAATGATGGTTTATCATTACCGTCTAACGCCACTGTACTATCAGGTGAGTTTATAGCTAATGATACTAACTACATGCAAATAATGTGTGTAGAAGATGGTACATATGGTACAGTTGAATACTTAGTTACATACAGTCAAGATAAATCAATGGTTAATAAGACATCTTATGCCATAACTGATTTAACTGATGTAGCCAATGACTATAGTACATTAAAAGATAGGTTATTACGAGTTAATCCCACTGGCGATGGTATTATATTTTCATCATTATTAGGAGCCACTCTTAATTCAACAGATGGTTATATACCTAGTTGGAATGGTACAACAGGTTCATTATTAAATAATGGGTATGCAGTAAGTACTGATTTATACACTGAGAATACAAATTCTTATTTAGTAACAGCCGATGTTATAAAGGAAGTGATTGATGAAAGTAAAGCACAAGTCGTATCTACAAGTGCAAATGTAGATGCAGATACTAAAGTAATATTAATAGATAAATCATCTGGAGACTTAACATTAACGTTCCCTGATTTATCAGGTAGTGATACTAGAGCTAGAGTATGGATTGTTAAGGATGTAAGTGCAACTGAGAATAATAATGATTTAATTATTGCAACTGCTGGTACACATACTGTAGAAGGTGAAACTACATTTACTGTTTCAGGTAATGGATTTGCTAGAGATGTTATATTTGTAACTAATTATCATATAGCGTAATGAGTAATATACGTGGTGGACATAAGAAATTAATATTATCAGATATTAAACCTGATGGTTCAGGATATGATGATTATACATTTAAGTATATATCATTTCTTATGTTTGATGGTGATATTAAGATAATAGATAGGTATAATGAAGATTGGAATCTTGTAAGTTATGACCCTGATGCAAAGTATTCAGCTATATGCACAAGGTGGAATAGAATGTACTTAGTAAATACCAATTCAAGTGGTTATGCTGAGTTCTCATTGATAAAAGATTACGCAGGCGATATATCAACAGATGGAGTAGTTATTGATACACCATTGGATGGAATAATTAATTTATTAGGTGTATCTAGACATCCAACTGATACATACGATAATATATTAAGGTATGTAGAGGAAGTTGGTAGTAATACATATTTACAGTATTTAGTATGTAATAGTGTAAGTGAAACAATACCTTATAGAAATACTATATATTCCAATACCTATGACTATAGAACATTACCATATGATTGGGATGGTGTTACTATAGATAGCGTAACTGATTTGGTAATAAGTATAATGCGACATGAGTATCAAAATGGTGTATATTCAGATGATTATATAGGAGTTGGTCATTCTACCTTAACTCCTAATGTAGTAATATTTACTGAAAAAGAAGAGTTCTATGCTGAGGGTAATCAAAGTGGTAGCGGGTCACCTGAAATATGGAGCATTGCTAAACTTAAAGTATGGTTATCATTAGATGGAGGTTCTACATTAACTGATATATCTAGTAGATTAAATCCTACATTTGACTTAGATAATACAAAATATGTAGTAGACCATTGGGAATTAGATGATGCAACTTATACATGTGATACTATATATTGGACAGTTAACCCAAATGGTAGATTGTTATGTGGAGTACAACCACCATACAATAAACATAATAGAAGTTATGGCGGAACAACTAGATTCCATATTAGTTATAATTATGGCGCAACTTTTGAAGATGAACATCAGATTATAGAAACAGGTAATGTGTTTTATTTACCAGTATGTAATAATATGGGAGCTAACGGTAATATATTATTAGGTAAATACTTTGATTCGTTTGAGGACAGTTATACATACGATAATCATTTACAACTTAGCATATATAATATACATACTAAAACAATAACTGCTATACCTGATGTAACTACACTATCAGATTGGTCATTTTATTACTATAAACCTTCTACATATGCTATATCAGGAGACGGTAATACAGTAATAGTAGGTGGTACTTGTTTAAGAACACCTATTGCCCAATATAAAATGGTATATTTTAAAATAGATATATCTAATGTAAATAACCCTAGTATTGTAACAGGTGCTTATTATCCAACTATACCATCAGTATTAGGATTTGGAGTATCTAAAATTATAACAAATTTTTAGGATATGTATATAAAGAATTTAACAGACATATTAGATATAACTATCAACAACTCAGCTGCTGGTGATATACGTATATTATCTAGAGTAGGTACTAACAACTGGTCAGATTATCTAAATGTATTAACTACAAGTATAGGTAATAGCAATTCATCATTATTAACTGAAGCTGCAATTAAAGCTATACTACCATCATCTGACCATGGTGAGTTAGACGGGTTATCTGATGATGACCATGCACAGTATTTAACTGAGGGTAGGGCTGATACATGGTTAGCAGCAGGACATGAAAGTACATTTAACCATTCATTATTACACAATCATAGTAATAAAATTGTATTAGATGGAATATCTAGTACCAACGTAAGCAATTGGAATACAGCATATGGATGGGGTGACCACGATGGTTTATATGAACCTATATTTATACATGAAACTGGATTTAATTTACCATTAGGTACTACAGCAGGTACAGTAGCAGAAGGTAATCACACTCATTCTAGTTATATTACTACTAGTAGTGTAACTTATGAAACGTTGGATAGTAACGGTGATGTAGGAAGTGGTGCAGGTCAATTAGCTATAGGTAATCATACACATAGTGGAGTATATGCACCTAATAGTCATACACATACAATGTCAGAGATAAGTGATATGTCAGGTGTAACATCAGGTACTTATACTAATGCTGATATTACAGTAGATCAATACGGTAGAGTAACTAGTGCAAGTAATGGTACTATCTCTACTACATACTGGACTGTATCAGGTGATAATATACACAATAATAATAGTGGAAATGTAGGCATCGGCACTACATCACCATATAGTAAGCTAGATGTAACAGGTAATTTTACTATATCAAATGATACAGCTTTAGGTAGTGGTGCACAGATGGTACAAAACTTTGTAGCATATAATGCTCAGACTAGTCCTGTTACACAAAAGGTGTATGGTAATATAGCTGTAGTAGTAGTTGATAATACAGTAGATAGTGAAGACGCTAACATGTATATCAATACATTAAAAGGTGGTAGTACAAGTACAGACATTGCTATATTAAGTGGTGTAGCAATGTTTTATAATGGTGTAAGAATTGATGATGGTGAAACATTAGCATGGAATTTAAGAGATTCACAAACTACATACATTAAAGGTATAAAAGGTGGTACTACTGATTACTTGGAATTTAATGCTATGGGATATTATACATTCGATACATATTCTGATTCAGGTTATTACAAATTCTATATAAATAATAGTGAGATATTAAATATTAGTCCTAATGGTATAAATTTAGGTAGTAGTTCACCAGCAGCAGCTAATTCTATTGTAGCAGATGGTAGTATAACAGCAGGTGTAGATATTACAGTAGGTGGCATATTAAAACCAGATACTGATAGTGGTGCAGATATAGGAGAAACAGCTAAGAGATTCAAATCTACATACTTAGACCTCTTATATGCAAAAGGTAACCTTATATTAGATAGTACAAGTGACCAAGAAATATGGCAAAAGAATGGTAATGATATTAAGATATATAGTGATGGTTCAGGTAAGGTAATACTTAATACTAGAATACAGCTTCAACTTACAACAATGGAAAGTGGGGAATTAGATGTAGGAACATCGTGGGAGCATGTAGCAAGGATTAATATAACACCTGATATGGTAGGGTTAAAGATTAAATCAATGTATATATCATGTGGTACTAAACCTAGCCATACACTATACGTAGGTGCAAGACGAGCTGATGCAAGTGGTACATTAATGGGTACATATTATGAAGTCTTTAGTACAACTCCGGCTTATACTAGCACAGGTAACATATTAAGGGAGTTTACTGGAGTGAATACAAGTAATAACACATTGGCTGATAAAGAAGTGTTGGATATAAGGTGTTATTATGCTAGTACGCCTACAACAAAGGCAAAAGATGTAGTAGTAACTTTAATCCTTGATTTATAATGGCGTTTACTTTTGACAAGTGGGTATATGCAGGTAAATATAACATGTATGATAATTTATCTTTAAATTATTCTTATACTGCAACAATTAACCATAATAATGGGAATATTATAATAGCAGACCAAGATGATTTACGAGAATATACTGTAAGTATAACTAAGTTGAGTTCATCGTATACTATAAGTTTAACGTTAGTTAAGACTAAGTTATCAGTTACAGGACATTGGATTCAAAATATGTATATGTCTGAAGATGGAAGTAAATTATATACATATAGTGTTTTGGACAAGGTATTTAGGCAACATAATATGTCAACTGCCTACGATATAACTACATTATCTCAATATTGGTATGATGATGTTAATTATGTAGATACATACGACCAAATAAGAGGTATATATGCAATCGGTGACAACGTATTATATATAAATATGTGGGATGATGTAGTACGATATACTATGACAGGTGGTAACTTATCAACTATGAGTTATCATAGTAGAAAGGATGGGCCGAGATACAGAAGTGGATTATGGAAGGTAGGTGCAAATGAGTTAATTACAGCAGGTGGTAATATTGTTACTAACTTTGATTTAGTTACAGGTATTGATAATTTAAGTACTGCAACAATGTCTAGTGATATAACAATTCCTAGTGGCGCAAAATGTGCAAATCATATAGGTATGACAGATGAATATTTCGTATTGGGGTCTTCGGCGGATGATGAACTATATTTCTTTGTACCTAAACCTGAACCGCCTATGTTAGGATTATATCCAACTGATAAAACAAAATTTATTCCAAATAGTATAAATATATAAATAAATTAAACTATGGCGCACAACAATGCAAATAATGTAGCAATGGCACAAGCTGTTGATATATCAATGGACTTTGAAAAACTTAGTGCAAGTATTCATAAGTTGAACCAATACTATGTATCTAGAGGTTTATCATCTAGTATTGCAGATGAAGAAAATATGGGTAATGGTGTAACAGGTGCTGAATTTAAGGCATTTATAGCATCAGTAAACGCTATCGACACATGGATAGATACACAATTTCACAGAACTAACCTAAACGCAATTAAGTAGTTATGTTTAATGATAAAGTAGATTATACGTTTAATTATTGGGATGAAAACCTAAGGTATATGGCTCAGAAGGGTCATGATGATAATGGTAGAGGGGATGGCCTATATAGAACATCTTTAGCTTATATAGCATACGGTAATGCTAAGTTAAAGAGTAGCATCCTTTCTTCCTTTAGGGAGTTTACAATGATTAACAAAAGACATCGTAAATTAGTACAGGGAGCTAGAGCACCTTTTAGACATAGTGAAGATGACTTTAGTCGTGATCAATATATTTTAGCAGTATCTGCTTTATACATTAAAGGTGACAGTGATGAACTTGTTAATATTACTAGTAAAATACCATATCGTTTAAGTAGACGTTTTAGAATGACTCCTACATTATGGTGTTGGACTAAATATTTACAAGGTAAAAATAAGAAATTCAATTTAGTACTTTATAGAACATTAGAGTTACTATCACAATTATTTATAATACCTATATCTAAATTAGGGCAATTAATCACAGGATTAAATAAACATTACAGTATTACAGAATTATTGTCTGTTGATCCTAATCTACCGTATTGGCACTATGACAATACTAAAAAAGAATGGATTTATAAAACAGAACCATCTAAAACTGCAACATTATCTCATAAGTTATGTAACAAACATTTAATGATGAAAGATACCAGATGGTGGTATAAGCTAGCCTATGGTCTAATTACTCCAGGATATGCTAATTCATTAGGTGCATACATGGCACACATTGCAGCAGGTAAATTGCTCAAACGTTTACTATTAACAAATATACCTAAAGCTAATATATTGCAAAGGTATTTATTAGATGATAAATCTTTAGATATTAAAACTGAGATATTAAAGGATTATCATGATTGTACAGGTTATATTTGGAATAGTAACTTTTTAGGTACAAGTATTAAGTATAAGTTATCAAAGCGTGAAACAGAATACAACAATGTTCCATTGGACATTATTAAAGCTTTTACAGATGCCAAGGAAGAATAATAAATATAAACTTAAAATGCGGTTTGGTATACAGCATGACTTCTTTTCTGATATACATAAGAATGTAATAAAAGCTAAGTATTTTAAATCATTGCAACCAGAAAGTAGAATTACAAAAATTGAAGTAGATAAGATTAATAAGATAATAAATGAGAAAGTTAAATCACAACATGAAAAGTCTAATACTACTAATTTCAACAGCAAGTAGTATTTTACTTAGTATTATAATTATATAAATATGACTGATAAACCTAAAGATGAGAAAAAGATAGTTACCATCGCTAAAAAAGTATGGAATTTTTTAGATGGACATAAAACTAAAATAGGTACAGCTATCTATTTTGCAAATGAATTATTTGGTGCTAAATTACCAACGCAATGGAGTGGTGCATTGGAAACAGGAGCTGAAATAATGATTGCTTTAGGTTGGGTACATTATTTATATAAAGGTAAAAACAATATTAACAAACTTAAAAAGAAATAACATGGCAGGAATTAGAAAAGATGCTATTGATGTAACAGTTGATTATCTTGATGATAAAATTAAAGCTGGTATTGCAGAACCAATTGATGGACTTGGAATACGTCTACTATTAAACTTTGCAAATGATAAACTGTTTTCAAAAATGCCAGAAGAGGATTGTGAAATTCTCAGTGATTCAATGGTAAACATTTTTGATGATAATGAAGTAACTGTAGAAGAGCTAGAAGAAGAAGCAGCTAACATTTCTACTATTCTATCAGGTTATATTAAAATTCCATTGGTTGATAATACACCTGAAGAGAATGCCATTATTGAAGGAGTATTAATTGTAATTATTAAATCAATCGAAGCTCTAGTTGAAAAGGTTAAAGCTAAGAATGAGGAATAGTAAATAATCCTATAAACTTATACAATAAAGTACAGGATTGCAATAGTAAAAAATTAAACTTTTTTTACAAACTACTTGCATTTCTGTATTTTATTGTTTATATTTATAAGGTTAATTAAAAAGATATTGTTATAATCTATTAATGTATAATCTAAACAATAAAGAACATGACAAGACGAGAAGTATTTAATTTTTTTAATCATTTTGATAAACTTAGACTACCTAAAGAATCTGAAAATCACAGTATGAAATTTGCATTAGGTGTCAATAAAAGTAGATTAGAACCTTTGTATAATGTAATCAAAGATGAAATTAAAACAGTACCTGAGTATCAAGAATATTACAATGAGTACAGTACATTGCTTCGTAAGTATTCAACTAAACCCAAAGATGGAGGCGATGTAGTTAAACAAGATTTGAAAACAGGTGGTACAGAAGTTAACATTGATGATACAAAAGCAACTGAGTTTAATAAAGAAATTAATCAACTACGTGAAAAGTATAAGAGTACAATTGAACAAGTTAATAAATTTGAAAGTGAATTTCAAGAGTATTTAAATGGCGAAATAGAAGATAATTTGTTACCTAACATTATAAAAGTATCAGTTGATAATATACCTTACGATGTTTATAATACAGATGATCACTTCTATTTAATAGCATTTATGGTTAAAGATTAAGTGTAATTTAAAACAATTAAGTAATGGCACTAGCACCCGAATATATAACAGGAGGCGCTGCTATAATAGCAGCAATAATAGGTGGCTTGGCTACTATCAAATGGGAACGTTTTAGAATAAGAAGATTAAAAAATAGAAAGTATAAGTTAATAAACCAACGTATAAAGATAGATGCTGAGATACATGGAATGTTAGGTGTCTTACTTGGAATAACTAAAAGTGATAGGACTTACATATATCAGTTTCATCCTGATGCAAGCCCTATTTATTTTAGTTGTTCATATGAAGAAGTTAAACCTGGAGTAAGCATAGAAGCTGATAATCGCCAAAATTTAACATTATCACATCATACGTCATTCATCCAAGATATACAAGAAGAAGCAGTGACTTGTTGTAATGTGGATACAATAATGGATAAAAAAATAGGAAAAATATTAAATAGTCAAGGAGTTAAAACCGTATGCCTATGGCCTATTAAAAATGATAATGGGTATGTAATAGGGTTTGTAGGAGTTGATTATTTATCTAAACAACGTAGTATAGATTGTGATATTAAGACATTACTTTCAAATTTTGCATTTACTGTATTTCCTAAATTAGCAAGTTATGAAAAGTAAGAAAATCGCATTTGTGGACGATAATCCAAATGATCTAACTTTATATGGAGCAATGCTTAAGAATATGAATTATGAAGTATTGTTAATAAATAATCCATATATAGCCATAGATAAAATTAATGAATTTAAACCTGATATTGTATTTATGGATGTAAGGTTAGGTACTAACATTTCAGGTTTTCATTTAGTTAATAAATTAAGAATTGATAATTTTAAAGGTGCAGTTTATATGTTAAGTGCATCAGATGATTTTACAAATATAAATAATAGTTTAGATAGTGGGGCAGATGACTATTTAGTAAAACCTATTTTCAGTAATATTTTAAATAATTTAATTGAACGTTATAATGGCAACTCTAAAAGAGATATCAAACCAATGTTTAGCAATTGCTAAGATAAAACCTGATATTGTAGATTACAATATTCAATTGATAGCCGCCGCTAATCTATTTATTTCAGCATACGCTAAACGTATAAGAGACGATATAAATAAAGGTAGACCTCAAGAGGCTTATTTAATAACTTACGATGTTGAAATGCAATATGATGAAACTAGAGGGGTATTAAGAAGCAAGTATAAAATATATAAGCCTATCCGTACAAATGAGTATGCCCCATTTAAAAGTGTTGGTAGTAAAGATGGCAGATTCATATTACAATATTCAAATAAGCAATCCTTTTGGATGCGTAGATTATCACAGTTTATGTCAGATGTTACATGTTATACTTATGAGCATGACTACCTTTACATATTTAATAATCATAAAATAGCAACTGTTGAATTAACAGCTGCATTTGAGTTACCATATTTAATTGAAATTGGTAATGAAGAAGTACAAAAGTTAGATAATGGTGAAGCACTGTTAAATGAATTTCCATGTCCTAATGATATGATAAATTCTATAGTAGCTGAAGTAGCATCAATGTTAATATCAAACCCTACATCTAGTGGCAAAGCATAATACTAAATATAATATTAAAGCATATTATGATAAATATATATCTTTGATATTGTCTCAACAAGAGCCATTAATAGCAGAGAGAAAAGAAATCTATGTTATTAAAATAAAGCTGTATAAAAAGATAATGCCTTATAAAGAAGAATTGTTAAAAATAAGAGGACTATTTAAGTTCTTACGTAGTATTCAATTCTCACCTAATATGTATGATGAAGTTAAACATCATAGATATGCAAAGGCTGTTAAAAAACATTTAGAAAATAAAGAATTAGCTACTAACTGTGTAGCTATAATGGAATATACAGCTAATGATTTAAAATGTAAAAAGAAATTAAAAGATACTGAATCTGCATTAATAACAAGTAGTGCGTATAAAAAAATATTAGATGCGTATTATAACTATATATCTAATTGGATATTGCAAGGATATGTTTTTTATATTGGCCCTAACCTAGGTAAAATATATATTAAAGAAAGACATAAGAATTTCATAAATGAATTAGGTGAAACAAGAGGAATAGTTGATTATGCTGCATCATATGCACTATTAGAATCAATAGCTAAAAAACAAGAAGCGGAAGGAAAGCATCAATTATATACCGAATATAAAGAGTTGCATAAGTATAACATTAGACAGTTTACACATGCTATGAAATCTCACACGTATTCACCAAGTAATCCTGATTTACCAAAATGGATAATCTATCATACTGATGATTGGGTTCCTTATTTTATATGGGGAAATAAAGATAAGAGTATGACTGAATTATCTAAATATACTTTTAAACCTACATCATTTATAAATACTAAACTACGCAATAAAGAATTATTTATTAGCAATGTTGAAAATATAGATGATATTATAAATTGTAATGAATTAGGTGTGAAAGACAAAATGTTTTTAATTAAACGATTCGATTCCAGTTATTATAAGGAGACTAGAGATGATATATCATAGTATTAGTAGTGAAGTGTTAGTAGCTAAAATAGATAATAGCTATACAATTACAGGTAGTACAGATTGGATAACTAGATTACCTGAGTGGGTTGCAGATGCGATGGCTCAAATAGATATGCCATTATCTTATTCAAGACAAGAACCGTATAAAATGACAATTGCAGGTAGACGTGGCAAATTACCTTGTAACGTAGAACGTGTTTTATTCATAACAAAAGATGGTAAAGCAATGTCATATATACAAGATGGTGTAATGAGACAACCTAATGAAAATATTGAAATAAGTGGTACATATTTTTATGAATATACAAAATCTGGTCATATTATATGCAATTTTGAAAGCGGTACAACTTACGTTTATTATAAAGGTATTGATAGTGCATATAACAAAGTTCTGGGTATATCGTTCCCTTATGTGCCATATAATAGAGTTTTATTGAACGCTTTGGAAAGTTATACACTTTATCGTATATTAACAAAAGGCGGTACAGTACTAGGACAAAGTTTAGCTAACAATAATCCATATACAAATCCAGCTTTACAATGGGAATTATCATTAAAAAAGGTTAGAATTGCATTGTTAGATGATTATGATGAAGCTATGGAAAATATAGATGCTACTATGAGAGGCTTCATAAAACCCTACGGGGAAGAAAGAGATACACGTGATTACTTAAATACATTAGAATAATATGAGATTTACAGGTGGTATGCAACCTGATGCAAACATTTATGATTATGTAGATGGTACATGGGTTAATGCAAAGAATATAAGACGAGTTAATAATGTTATAGAAGTTGACTATGGCACTGTTGATGTATCTACTATAGGTGGTGAAGTTGTTGGAGTATGTAATACTGGAACGGCGTTATATATATTCTCAAGTGAACAAACAGCAGGTAGAGATAGGATATCTAAATTTGATGGTACATCTGTAACTTTATTATTATATGCAGATTTAGACTTAACACCTAATGTTGAATTACAAGTAGTGTATAAATATAATGAAAAAGGTGAAGTTGTTTTAGCTTGGATTGATAGTATTAATAAACTTAAAGTTTTAAATATAGATAACTTACCATTCATAAACGGTATTGATCCTGTAACTAAAGAATTATCCGTATCTTCAGATTTAGATTTAATTACAAATTGTCCAGTGTTTGACCAACCTACATTATCATTAAAATCAGAAGTAGATGGTATTTATAATGCAGGTGTTTATCAAGTATGCATTAGGTATAAATATAAAGATGTTATTACAAATTGGTCAGTATTGTCTAATAGAGTTATTATATTAGGAACTTCTAAAACTTTAAATTATTCTTCTTATAGTTATCATACGTTAAGAAGTTTATATAATGATAATGTTTATGGAATGTATCCTTATTTATTTAATAGCATTAATAATAAATCATTAGAGCTGACATTATATGAATTAGATACATCATATCAATATATTGATATAGCTGTAATTAAATCTTTAGATGCTGGAGCATATGAAAGTACAGTAGGATTAATAACTAATATTAAAATAAACAACTATAGTGAATTTACAGTTAAATTATCAGGACGATATGATAGTTATACTGAATTAAGTGACATTTTAAATAAGTCATATTCAATATTAGCTCCTAAGAGTATTACTAATTTCAGAGATAAATTATTAATTGGTAATTATTCATCTATTGACATTAATGATGACCCTAGAGATATATTATCAAATTTAACTATAAATTGGAAAGCTGAAAAATCAAGTAGTAAAAGTGCAACTTTTCAATGGGGGGAAGTATATGCATTTTATGCAGCATATGTATATGAAGATGGAACTAAAAGTCCGTACTTTCATATATACGGAAGAGAGCATGTATCTCCATATGATGATGATTTTAAAACATCTAATACTGCGTGGATGCCACCGTTAACATCAGGTGATGATATAGTAGGTCAAATGGGAGCATGGCAAAATGATGATGAAGTGTACACAGATGGTGATTATGTAGGTGAAAACGTAAGACATCATAGATTTCCACATAAGAATTGGGCATTATCTACCGCTATAAGTGATGCAGGTTGGACAAATGAAGATACAAAGTTTGCAAAATTAGGTATAACTATAGATTTATCAACTGTTACATTACCAAGTAATGTTAAAGGTATTTCAATAGGATATGCAAAACGTGATTTAAAAAATGCAACTGTTGTAGATGTAGGAATGGCAAGTCATGTAGAATATAAATTATATACTGATTTATCATTAGAATATAATGGTACAATGTTTAATTTCCCTATTGCATTTATTAATGGCTTTATACCATCAAATCCATACATTGTAGGAGTTTATGATTATAAACATGAATTGGCAGCATGGACAACATCAGGAGAAATATCATTAATTTATAAACTAGAAGATAATGAATCAACTGATAATACATTTAGACCTGATTGTTATTTCTTAGAACACACATCATATTATACTGAAAGTTCTCCTAGTCCTTATGTAGGGCACACAGTTCAATTAATGAACAATATATCCAATATTTATAATCCTTATAGCAATCAAGAAATAGTAACATGTGCATATATTAAAAATGGAACAAGTAAAGCAATATATGAAGGTGATGTATATACATCATATGCTGTGATGCCAAAATATACATTAGTAGAACGTGAAGGTGGATTAGATGATGTTATACTTAGAGAACATAGGCAAGTCATAATAACATCTCCGTTAATACCAGACTTAATGGAGTTTTCAGGATTACCTATGTACAATGATAATAGTATAAATGTGAACATGTTTGAAAAAGGGGTACAAACATTATCATTTAATAGATTTTATATTAGACTAATGGGTTTACCTCAACTTCCATTAAGTGAAATATATGTAATGTTTGATGCATTAGTTAATCCAATAAATGAATTTAAAAACTCCATAGTAATATCAGATATAGGAAACATAAATGATAATAAATGGTTACGATTTGATACATCTAACTATTATACGATGCCTAATATAAATGGTAGTATTTATCAATTAATTACATATGGAAATGCTTTATATATACGAACTAATAGAAGTATATATATGGCTAAAATACGTGATACTTTTGATATGTCTAATGGGCAAGTAGGCTTAAAATCAGGTGAACTATTTGACCAATTACCACAAGAGTTAATACCTACCTCAACTGGATTTATAGCAGGTAATTCTAAATTAGCAACAAGCATAACTAAAATAGGAGTTGTTATAGTTGACATTACAACATCAAGTATTTATATATTAGGTAATGAATTTGTAGATTTAACTATAACAAATAAGGAATATTTTAAATGGCTATTCAATAATATATATGAAGGAGCTGTTAATAAACCAGTAAACAATGTGCATCTTTCTTCCCTTGAGGGAGCTAGTATATGCTATGAATCAGCTTACAATCGTTTATTCATAACTCTTAATACTAAAGTATTAACTTTCGATGTTATGAGTAAACAGTTAATATCAGTATTCGACATTGAGCCAAATTACATATTTAGTTTACTAGGCAATAATACTCCTTATTATATATGTGGTAATTCAAATGATGGATTTAAAATTAAAAAATTATCTAACTCAACTTATCCAGATGAAGCATATATTGAAGTATCTATTGCAGTTAAAGACTTACCTGTAATAGGTTTTAATAAGATAATGTGGAATACATTAGATGGTAATAATAGTACAATAAAATCTATTTCAATATGGAGTGATTTAGCTGCAACTGGTGAAATAGATATAGTAACTGCGGATGTTACAATGGTTGATGATAATAATACTATTGTTGGTAATACTACGTTTGATGTAAGTGGAATGTATAGCTTTAATGATATATTTGATAATGTAATAGATAAAGCTGTATCTATATTTACAAGTACTAATAGATATCAAGTTGAAATAAACGATAGTAACATTAATATTAACAAAAGAGATACTGATATATTTGCAACTCATTTTAGGATTAGATTATATCTTAAGAAGTCAGGAGTTAGTATATCAAATAGAAATTGTAAACTTAGAAGTTTAGATATAATACTTAAATCATACACCTCAAAATAATAATAGACATGGAACCGTTATCAATGATAAGTGCCGGAGTAGGATTAGGCATGAATGTGTATAATATGATACAACAACGTAAACAGCAAAAAGAAGCTGAAGCATTAGCTGATAGGCAACAATTTGCAATTAATCAATCAGCAGATGCAGCTGAATTAGCTAGTTTTCAATCATCTATGGGTGGAACTACAATGTTTGCATTAGGTGGTAATAGTGAAGGCAATGTAAGTTTTTATCCTGGTGAAATGCGCCTAAGTAAAGGGGTTAAGTTATTAACTGGCAATCCTCATGAGTTAGGTGGAATTAGTAAATTTCAAATGACTAAAACAGGTATTCAATCTACAGATATAGAAGCTGAAGGTGGAGAAATAGAATTATCTACAAATGAAGGTAATTTATTAATTTCTAACAGACTTGCTCCAGCTAGTGGTAATTATGATAGTTATGCTAGTAAAGCTATACCTGTTGCACTAGAACATAATAAATATACAAGTAATTCTAAATTAGGTCAATTAGGTAGAAATGCTGAAACTAGATTATCAAAAGGATTGAAATCTATTTATGATGAACAAGAAAGTCATAAAGAAGCTGAAGGTATTGAAACTAAAAAGATAATGTCAACTGGTGGGCCTGATTGGGATCCTACATCACCTTTTTACAAAGCTCCTAATATGTTACAAAGTATTGACAATGTACCTATTCCACCACAAGTAACATTACATAGTCGTAAGAATTTAAATAATTTACTTGCTACAACAAAATTTAATGCAATTGATGAATTATCAGAAGTTGAAAAAGATGTAACTAATAGTGCATGGTTAACTAAAGATAATGAACCTGATTGGGATAGATTTGCAAAACTTGCAGATAATACAATAAAAACCGATCCTCTATTTGACAATGAAATATTAAATGATACACCTAATTTAGAACCAAATTGGATACCTGATTTAGATGCAGGAGATTATGCATTAGTTGGATTAAATGGTTTATCTCAAGGCATTGCAGCGTATGCAGCTAGTAAAGTTAAACCTATAAGACCACCTATGGGTAAAGCAGCATTAATCAATCCTAATCATCGTAATGATGCAGATAGAAGTCAATTAAATGCTGATTATTCTAAAGCTATGTCAGATATGGCTAACAAAGGTACAGATATATCACGTATGAGTTCTACATTGGCAGCGTTAAGTGATAGTAAAAATAAAGCTATGGCTAACTTATCTGAAGATGAATATAATAAAACATTAAGCAATCATAGAATTAATTCTCAAATGGCTAATCAAATTATGTTACAAAATCAGCAATTGCAAGCTCAGTATCTTAAAGATATTCAACAACATGAACTTAATACTATATCTAATTATAGTAAAGCTGCAACAGATACAATTAGTGGATTTGCAAATTTGAAAAACCAACAACGTAATGTTGACCAAATGAATGCTGAATTAGATATAGCAGCTAGTGATAATAGACCTATGGTAGAAGCTTATAATATGATGAATAAGTATGGTCCTACAGCAGCTAATAATAAAGAAGTAGATTTAGAAGGATTTGAAACATATCTAAATACACAGAATTTAACAAATAGTCAACGTACATTATTACTTGATACATTTAAAACTAAATTCAATATTCAATAATATAATCACTTATTTAAATAAAATATATTATGGCAGATATAGTTAATAGCATGTCAATATTACCTCAAGCTCCACAGGTAAATATGCAAACATATACAAATGCATTTGATACTAATAGAGCAACATATGCTGAAAATAAAATGCTATATGAAAAAGCTAGAATTCAAATGGCAAAAGACGAACAATCTGTTGCACCTATTAAAGACTATCAAGATTCAGTAGTAAATGCGTGGAATCAAACATTTGGTAGTATAAATGAATCTATTGAAGCTGGTGATTTTATTGGTTTAGACGGTATTATTGATAAAGCTGCTTTAGATTACGCTACTGATTGGAATTTAAATACAGCTAAATATAATACTATAAAACACCAAGAATTTAGAAAACAAGCATTAACTAATGAAAAAGATAAACATAGTTGGCAAACTGAATTATTATTAAGAACTCAACAATTACCAAATAAAGATCCTAAAACAGGTAAATTAGAACGAGTTGGTGAATATAATTATGGGGCTGATTATTTTGATATGACAACTGCCCAAGCTAAGTTGTTTAGTGCAGCTAAAGAAGATTTTAAAGATGCATCTAGAACAGATATAGAAAATATGAAATTTGTAACTGTATCTGATATATCAAATTATGATGGTGAAATGGCATATAATTTTGGACTTATTACAGGAAGTACTGCTAAATACGATGCTACTAATAAAGTAATGTATATACAATATGATGAACATTCATATGGTACAATGGGTAATGGATTAGCTAAAGTATCTGAAATAAATAATGCTAAAGCTCAAGCTATTTATTCTATAATATCACATGACCATGATGCAATAGCTTACTTTAAATCAATGGCTGATTTATTAACTGCGGATGGAACTCCTACTAAAGCTAGCGATTTAATGATAGAAGCTTCTAGGACTAAAGATTGGGAAACCATATTTAAAAGTAATTTATATTACAGTAATGTAAAAGAACAATTACAAAATGCTCCTACTAGTCAATTAGATATTGAAGATGTGCCAACTTCAACTATTAAAGATGATTCTATATTTACAACAACAGTTGTAGAAGGTGGACATGGGTATGATGATAGTGGAAGTAGCAACTCTAGAAAAGTTGATAAAAACTTAAGACTTGGTATATCAAATACTTTAAGAGATACAAATGCTAAATTATATGATGCTGAATTATTATATACTCAATATCAAGATGAAGTATTATTAGCACAAGAAGAATATACAAACAATCCAACACCAGAAACTAGAAATAAATTAGAAACAGCTAAACGTAATTTTGATAGTTCAAGTAAAATATTACAAACATTAACTGAACAACGTGAGCACAATCTTAATTTCTTAAGATCTGCAATTTCAACTGTTAGAGCTGAAAATGGATTAACACCATCTAATGAAATATTAACATATGATGAATTTAAAACAGCATTGGAAAAGGACTCAAATGCTACAATATATGATATTAATAAATATACTGATAGTGAATCAACAACTTCTAAATTCTATGCACATCCTAAGAGATATAAAGAATTAAATAGTGACTTGCCTGAGTACATTGCACAAGAAACATTTAGATTAATAAATGAAGAAGGTGTTAGTACATCTAAAGGTTTATTACAAGGTATAGGTCAAAGTTTAGGAATTAAAATGCAATCAAGTGATGATGAAAATGCAATGATTCAAGCTATTACATATCGTGTATTTAAAGGAGCAGGTTTTAGTGATGAAGATGCATTAAAGTATTCTAAACCTAGTATTAAAGATGGTTTAAGCAATAGGTCAGGTGTATATCACTTTTTAAAACAATTTGATAATGTACAAAAAGCAGCTAATAATATATTTGATTATTTTAAAGATGTAGAATTTACTATACCTTACGATGTAGTAATGGAAAGTGAAGACAAAAACGCTCCTGAGAATGCAATGAATAATTATGTAAGTAGTATAATACAAGGAGCTACATTATACGATCAATATGGTGAAGTTGTAAGTCCTGATGGTTCATCTCATGCTAGATTTATAAATAAAATCAAAAATATGGAAAATGTAACAGGAAGTGCTACTATGACAATTTTAAATGGAATGTATGGTATTCAAATTAGAGGGGAGACTGCATTAGAAAGTACATCTATGAAAAATCCTATGGTAGAACGTGAATCAACTATTGCATTTTTAGATAATAAATCATCAATTCAATTACTAACTAAAAATATTAACAATGTAAAACTTGCAAATTCAAAGAATAAGGAATTAGAAGGTTCTTTATTACCATCAGGTTTAACTATGACACAAGAAAAACAATTTGCAGAAGATGAGGCAATGTTATCTAAATCATATGATGGAATTTATTTATCAACTATATCAAGCGTATTAGATAGAGCAGGTGATAAATTCTTAGCTAGTACAGGTGGAAAATCTGAAACCTTTGACCATACATTTGATATAGGTGAAAATCCTAAAGTTAGTTATAATATGCCAGGAACTATTAAATTTGAGTACATTAACAATACTGGTGAAAATGAATATGCTCAATTTGATTATTTAAAACGATCTGGTAAAATTGCAATGCAAGTAACTTATCCAACTGAAATAAATGGTACATATAGAAATGTCAATAGGTATGTTTATGCATTAGGTGCAGATGTTACATTTGAACAATTAAATAATATAACAATGAGTAATATACCACAATTACAGGATTTAGAAAAAGAAGGATACACTAATTATGACATAGTTCCTACACCTAGTGGTATATTGGTATTACTATATGAATCTACTTATAGTGGTAATGTATTAGAAGATTTTGATAATGGAGTTGATGCAATGGTAGCAACACATTATTTAGCTAAAGGTATGGAAACATCTAAATAACTAATAGATTATGAAACTAAGTACTAATAATTCTCAACCATCAGTATTAAATACAGATTCTCTTATAGGTAAAACAATGAGAGGGTTGCCAAAAATAGGTCAACAAGGATCTTCATATATACATTCTGAAAGTAATCAAGGTCAGAGATATGATAATCATTTTAAATATATAAAAGGAGATATAGATCTAAATTCTGATTTAGATGAATTAAGAGCAAGAGGTCAAAGTGCAGGAGAGCAATGGTTACATGGAACTGGTAAATTTGGAGTACGAGCTTTAGGTTCATTTATAGGTACTCTGGTATCACCATTAGATATGATAGCTTCTTTAGAACAAACAGGTGAGATATATAATGGCCCGATTGGAACGTTCTTTGATAATATGTATGAGAAGGCTGAAGAGTGGATGCCTAACTATTATACTCAAGATGAAATTGATAATACTAGAGTGTTTACTGCAAACTTCTTAGCTGATAAAGCATTGAAGAATGCAGGATTCACAGTAGGTACTATTAGTGCAATGTTAGCTACAGCAGGTCTATCAGCAGGTTTAATAGGTAAAGGAATGAGAATGTTTGGTAGGGCTAATAAACAAATTAGTCAACTATCAAGTAAAGTTGCAATGGCTAATGCTAGTGGTTATGTAGATGATGCTGCTAAAATAGCATTAGAAGTAGAAAATGCAGGTAAATTAACTTCTCAAAGTTTAACTAAATTAAATCAAATAGCAAATGCTAGAACTTTAAATAAGTTAAATAAAGGATATCAAATGGCAACAGCTACATTATTTGAAGCTAGTGCTGAAACAAGAGAAGGATTAAAAAATATAGATAAAGGGTTACAAGCTATAGGTATTATGCCCGGTACTCCTGAGTATGAAAAACGTATGGATGAAGCAGGTAGAGAAATATTTAATACCAACTTAGCTATTCTATCACTATCTAATGCTGTAATGTATAGTCAACTATTGAATAGGGCATCTATGAGAGCATTAAGAGGTCGTAAACTTCTTACAAACAATGCACGTTTAATGTCAAAAGAATCAGTAGATGCTATAGCTAAAAGTGGATTAAGAAACCCAGGATTGAATATTGAATTACCAATGTTAAAAGTTGGTAAAATAGGTATGAAATCAGATAAAGTGCTAGGTGCTGAAAAGATATTAAATAAAGGAGTTAATGTAGGTAAGAATCTTATAACTGAAGGTTTTTATGAAGAAGGAGGTCAGTTTGCAGCACATCAAGCAGCTGAGCAAAAAGCATTATTAGATAATCCATCATTTGATAACTTTGTAAATAACCTTGAAAATGTATGGACTAATTTAGGAATGTACAAAGAAGGTAGAGAATCTGTTATATTAGGTGGCATGACTGGTGGTATGGTAAGTATGATATCAGGTCTTAAAGGTACTATTACAGGTGAGGATCAAAAAACTGAAAGAAGAGAGCGTGAAACTGCATTGAATTACCTCAACCGTTTACATACAATGTTTGATACAAGTGATCAATCAGATGAAGCTAAACAGATGAGAAACTTTTTAAGTTACTATGGTAGTAAATTTGAAAATGGTAAATTAATGTACGATTCTCTTAAATTATCAAGTGATGCATTAGAACAAATAGAGAATTATGCTACTACCTTTGTTGAAATGTCAATGGAAGATGCCAGTAAAGCTGAAAAGGAAGTTGCTATTACTAATTTAGTTAATTCATTTTCTAGTACTAGAGTTGCTCAAATGAATAATCTAGTTGATATGGCTGAGAGTTTTTCAATGGTTGAATCAATGGATGTTCTGTATGATAATATAGATGCGATGTTACAAATGCCAGATGAACAATTCTCATCTTTAATAGGCTTACCTTCTGGTCAAACAGTATCTCAAAGTGATAAAATAGAAATAATAAATGATTTAAAAGAACATGTACAAAAAGCTGAAATAATAAATGACCAATTGAATAACGTACGTGAGAGCTTACATCCTGATGCATTATATGAACAAGATGAAGAGGGAAATATAACATCTAATTTATTATATAAACTTAAACAATCATTATCTACTATTGCAGCATATGATTTAGAATATGAAGATTTAATACAAGATTTTGATGCTGTTATGCAATCCCCTGATGAAAATGGAATTAGCATATCATTTAGTAATGTCAAAGCTGAAGCTGATTTAAATAATATTTCTATATATGAAGCTTACAATAACATTAAAGATAAACTGGAACGTGAAAAAAACAATGAAACTTTAAATAGTGAAAATCCAAAAGACTCTACTATAGAAGTAGAAAAGTTTGATAGTAGACATCGTAAAGGATCTTTAATATTAAAAGCTATACAAGATGTAACAAATGCAACAAAGAAAGCTGCAAATGCTAAATTAGAATTAGAAGTATCATTATTAGATAATAAAGATAGAATTGCAGAAAATCAAAGAATTAAACGTGAAACAGTAAATAAGTATATTGATAGACATTTAAATGCAGCTAGAAGTGTAGAAGAATTAAATGCTATTGAAAACCATTTAAGAGCATTTAATGCAAATCCGGCTTTATATAAAAATAAATTAGAAGCTAGACGTAAGAAAGTAGAGACGTTACAAGAAATGAAAGAGCGATATGCAAAAATGGAGAAAGACGACTCTAATGAACGTAATAAGCAAGAACGTACTGAACTAAGTAATAATATAAACAGAATAGATAAAAAATTAGCATCTGGTAATTTAGAAACCTTTGAATTAGGATATTTAGATAATTTATTTAAAGCTAGAAATAAAGTTGATTTCTCAAAAACACCTGTTAATGAAGATGATGAACCTAAAAAGAATAAAATAAAAGATTTATTTGGTAAGAAAAAAGATAATAAATCTAAAGATGAATCTAAAAATAAATCTAAAGATGAATCTAAGGATGAGAAAAAAGATAAAGATTCTAAAGATGAGAACAAAGATGATTTACCTAAAACAAGTGATGATGTAAAAGTTGTAGAACCTAATGACCAAACTAAAAATGCATTTAAAAGCGTATTAGATGGATTTACAGCTAGTACAGATGCAATGGCTAACTTAGAGAATCTAAGATATGAAGATGATAAAACAGGTGAGATATGTGACCCAGGTACTGGAAAGCCTATAACAAAAGCAGCTAATGGATTAGCTACTCCATTTACACTAGGTGGAACATGGGGAATAATTAAAACGTTTAAAGGTAAATCACATGCACATGGTGGTATAGACATAGCAATAGGAGACGGTAAGATATCAATGACAGGCAAAGATAGTAATATAAAAGCTGCAAATGGAATATTGATTACCGCTAGAGATTATATTAAAAATGCTAATGATAATTATTAAATATTATATAATATGACTAAACAGAGAGTAGAAGTAGAAGGTGGTGAATTAGCTATTAGAAACTCACATGGTGATATAGCAATAATTCCAAAATACGATAGAGATAAGGTACAAAAAATGATAGATGCGGGTTGTAATACCTGCATTGATCGTTATGTAGCTAAACTTCCTAGGATGAACAACTATGCAGCAGATGGTACATTTATTGAAAATGATAAACCTAATAATCCACCAATATCTAATAAATCTAAACGTAATAAAATAGTAGTATTTGCTGAGAGTAAAGTTACTGACTATACTATACCTCAAATGTTAAGTAATTTTTATATAAATCAATCAGATGTTGAAAAAGCATACAATGATATAAAAAATTTAAGTGATGATAAAAAAGAAATATTAAAAGGTTTAATAGACAAACGAAATAAAGCTATACGAACAAATATTGAATTAGAAAAACGAATTAAAGAATTTGATGAATTGTATCAAAATGCATATGATATTGTAGATAAATATAATTTATATGAGTTAGAAGAATTTTCAGAGATAGACCCTTACGCTTTGATGACTAACAATGTAAACATAGAAGATGAACTATCTAAAATACAAAATGGTATTATTAAAGATAAAATATCATTATACTATAATGAAATATCGCCAGTATTAACTAAACTGTCAGAGTTAAATAATGTAATTGAAACTTACAATGAAAAGATAACTGATTATAATGACAGTGTTATAAACTTTGATAAGAGTTTATCAAAGGATGAAATTCAAAACACTATGTATTCATATGAAGATGATTCTTTTCAACAAGAGGCAAGTAAATTAAAAAGATATTATAAAGGGGATAAAGATATAGAAATAGTTCCATTATATAATGATATTAATAAATTTGATAGTATTGTAAGCTCATTAAATAAAGATGATAAAGTTATAATAATGGGACACAGTGGTAGGAAATTAATGGGAATTGATAATTCGGTACTTGGAGAATCTTTAAGTAATTGCAATGCTAATGATTTATATTTAGGTACATGTAATGGAGATAAAAGATATGAGCAATTTAAAGATTCCAATATGAATATAAAATATAGACCTCATTCTTCATGGTTAGGAATAAATCCTACAGGTAATACATTAGATGAATTAATGTTTGGTAATTTAAATGAGGAAGTAACTAATGATATAGAATTAGGCAAACATTATGACCAGTATCTAAAAGCTGGATTTAACGAAGTAGCACCTAAAAAAGATGAAATTGAAAATGATAAACCTATAATTGGACCAACAATATTAAATGAAAATGTGAATGTAAATAGGTTTAATAATTATATTGATGAATTAAATAAATTACAAACAATTAATTAATATATAAATTATGGCATGTGTATATGTATATACCGATAGTAACGGTAAAACTCGTAAGTACAAAACAATAAATGATTTTATTAACAATCATCACTCTGAAATATGGAATGAGTTTGTAGATTATATGTCTAATCGTAATAATATAGCTGCTGATTCTGATATATGGTATGGTAAAGAGATGTTGGATTCATTTAAAAACTATGTATATAATGAGTTTAAGCGTGATGTACCTAGAGAAGATAATACAATATCAGAAGAAACTCAAGAGTTCATAAATAGAGCAACTGATATAGAACATACTCTTACTACATTAGAAACTTTAGCAATTGAAGGTCATTTATATAATGAGGAAGTGATTGAAATGTTAAAAGCTAAAGTGGAAAACGCATTTAATGAATTAGGTAGTAGAGAAACATCTATGTTCACAGAAGAAGGAATGTATAAAGCTGAGAACATTATAAACTCTATAGCAAATGAATTAATAAAAATTAGAAATAGTCAAGCCAGTGAAGAAAGCTATGATGCTGTAGTACACGATGCTGAAATAATGCGTGATAACTTAGACTTCACGAATTCACTTGACCTAAGTTCTACATTTACAGAAGTAGAACAATTAAACAATGACCTACGTGAAGATAAACAAGAAAGTGCAAATGCTGTAAGTGCTTTACAATTTGAAACTAATGAAGGAAATAGCATTGGAGATAAAGTAAAGAGAGCATCTGAAAAAGGATTTATTGACATTGAAGATGTATTCACAGAGGAGCAATTAGAACAATTTAATAAAATACTTAATCTTAAAGAAGGTGACAAACTAACAGCTGAGATTGATAAAAGCAATCCTAGATATGAACAAAATAAAGCAAACTTTAATAATGTACCTATTGTATTAAAACGTAATGGTATAAAAGTAGCATACTTGAATGAAATAAGTGTTTCAGATTTAAATAATAACAGTTATTCTGCAAGTACATTTTCATTACGTAATCGAGTATTCTACAATTCAAATGGAAAAGCTATAAATTTAAAAATTAAATCTATAGGTAATACCAATACTAATATATGGGCACCTAGACAATACACAGGTGATGCTATAGGTGCTAATAATACTAAATTAGGTAATGCTATAAAGAAACTTAGAGGTAAAGAAGCTAAAGATTCAATAGGTGGATTTAAAATAGCTAGGGTATCTAAAGATAAAAACAATAAGAAACAGTTAGTAAACGTTAAAACAGGACAACCTGTACATAACAGAGTAAAAGATAGAACTAATAAATTCTATGTAGAATTAAAAACTATAGGTGATAACTCTGTATGGTTTCCATTAAACAATGCAACTGTATCTGAAACCAGTCAAGGTAACGATAACTTTAGTAAATATCTAACTACCGAAGTTGCACATCGTATGTTGGAATATATAAAAGCAATAAAAGAATATCATACTTATTTAGAGTATAAAAGAAAAGCTGATTTAAATCAAGATGTTAAAGTAATTAGAAATGGTAAAGAGGTTGCGTTTACTGATGCTCAAATACAAAAAGGTTTAATTGATAGTAAAAATGAATTAGATAGTAGAGAAGATAAACTACATGAATTAATATCTATTGGTAAATTTGATAACAAATCATATTTTAATTATGAACGTAACATAAAAGATATAAGACTTAAAGCTCTCAATAGTAATTCTGTAATAATGGAAGATGGATTTCAGGAAACACTTGAAATAATACCAAGAATTAATGGTGAGCCGCTTACAATGTATTTCTTAGGTAATAAACATCAAATAGATGATTTAGATTCATCAGAGTTTTATGATTTATTACATAGTGTTGCAAAAGGTATGACCCGAAACATTCAAATTGAAGCTACAGGTGTTATACAAAATGTTGAAAACTTCACAGTAACATTAAGAAATAAAAAAGGTGATGTTAAATACAAAAAAGAATTTAAAAATTATATTGATTATGTATTAAAAACCGATGCCTTACTTACAGATGTAGGTGCTATAACAAAAAATGGCAAACCTATATCAAATTTAAACATGGCAGCAAGTGCATTATTTACATTAGAAGTTGAAACAACTACATCTACTAAGTCTAAACTTAATGAAGAATTAAAAAATGCATCTAATATAGAAATGACAGTAGAAGAATTTGTTAATAAGTTTGTACAAGATTTAGAAATAGCAAGTTCTTTAAAAGAAGTAATGAATAACTTTAAACGTACAGGAGTAAAGATAGCAAAAGGTGCCATATCAGCTAAAGATGTAATTGAAAGTGAGTTTAAAGGTAATTACATAAAAGATGCTAAATTACTTAAGAGATTTAAAGAGCTTAAAAAGTTAGGTTCTAAACGTACCAATTCTCAAAATAAAGAATATAATGCATTAAAAGAAACTAATGAAACAGATAAACAAGATAGGATAAATAATACTAGAGTTCAATTCCTATTTAATGCTAAGACTAATACTATACATTTTACAACATATGCTATTAGTAGATTGAAAGATGCAGAGGTAGCATATAATAATGGTGATATAGATACAGCTAATTTCATAATAGATACTGTAAGATGGGGGGCAATACATGAATTAGTTCATCCACTATTAAGAGTATCTTTTTCCCCTGATATGGGGGTTGGAAAAGCAACCACTAACAAAGAGAAATATGCTAAGTTTTCAGATGACGCATTGGAAATAGTAAATCAAATATTAAATAAGTATTCAACCTTACGTAACACTTTAATAGAACGTGGACATCTAACAGATAATGAAGTAGCAAAATTAGATGCGTGGAAAACTAAAATATTAGAAGGTGCAGTATTACCTAATTTAATACAATTAAAAAATACAGGTGTTCTAAACTACAACATTGAGGAATTATTTACTTATGCTTTCACAGATAAAACTATTAGTACATTCCTTAATGATATGTATTTTGATGGTGATATTGACAATACTACCAAATCTATATTTCAAAAGCTAGTAGATTTACTTTTAAATTTATTAGGAATTACTATAAATGAAGGTAGCCAATTAGCTAAAATACGTGATTTATTAGGTGAACATTACAATAGTAATAAATTCTGGGAAACAATAAAAGATTCTGAAAAACAAATATCAGATGAGAAAAGTGAGATATCAGATGAGAAAAGTGAGATATCAGATAAGAATGATAGTGAGAACTCTAAGACTCCCACTGGGGAAGAAAGAAGCATATCAATTGGAGAGAAACAGTTAAGTAATATAGTAACAATTATTAATAAATTAAAACTAAAAGATAGTAAAACTGATTTCTCAGATATTGAAAATGAAAGCGTTGCTGAAGTATTTAGATTTTTATACAGTTTACGTAACTTATCTGAAAGTAATATTAATGAGTATATTAAAGGTGCTGATACAGCATTAGATGCTTATGCTGTTCAAAGTGCATTACAATTAATATTGGGATTACCAATAGGCAGACCTAATGATAATTTAGAAGGTTTATTTGCACATTACTCATTACTAGACGATGGAGCATTCTTTGCACCTAATACTATACTATATAATTTATCATCGGTTACTCCAGAGTTTAACGATAAAGGTGAAGTTAGTATAGAAGCTGTAACTCAATTACGTGAGTATTTTAAAGAGATAAAAGAAGATTTAGAATTAAATGATATAGTTGAAGGTGATGTAGTACATTCAACTGACTTAAATAATGAAAATGATAATAATAAAGTATATCCATTTAATTTAGATGAAGTAGCTAGACACTTATTAAATACAACTGGTAAATTTGAAAATGAATCTGTACAAGATGGCAGTGATGCTTATACAATGATACATGATTTTAATAGACAATTACGTGAAGTTGGATTACCTGAAGTATTTAAATTAACTAAGATTGAAAATACTATTGATAGGTTACGCTTAACAATTGACAAAGAAGGATTAGCTTTTATAAATGATGTAATTAACAATACTACATATACTAAGATAACAAGTTTAATACTTAATCGTACATACTCAAAAGATGGTATTTATTTAAATGGTGTTTTTGATATAGATAGAATTTCAAAAGATAAAAGTTTATCATTATTTTCAAATACTAGAAGTAATGTTAAAGCATCTTTATTGGGATATATGGTTAATAAAGCTATATCTGATGCTTTAACTTGGATGTCATCATATGACAATGCAGCTGATGATACTGATGCATTTGAATTATTAGATGAAAATAAAGGTATTGATTCTACTGTAGCTAATTACTTTGGTGGTGTTAAGAATGTAATTAAATTATTTAATACTAGAGTAACAAGTATAAAGACAGAAGAAGGTAAAGATATGGCACTTATAAGTGCTTTACCTATCTTAAAAGCTAGGACTATGGCTGTCAAAGTTGGTAAAGGTAGTAAGAAACGTGAAATACATATACCAACTGATAAATTTAATACCACTGGTTTCACTGATGATGCTTTACAAGATATAGCTAACAGTTTAGTTTATTTCTTTGGACGTAGTAGACGTGATTTTGTATTACTACTTAATAAACTGTTTGATGATAAAGGTATATTAAGTGATAAAATTAAGGTGCGTAAACAAGTTATAAAAAGTTTAAATAGTATACGCAACTTGTACAAATCAATGAATGAAAATAATCAATATGATAACTATATTGAGAATTTAACTACTATAATAGATGATTTAAAATTTAGAGATAGTGAGATATGGACTAGGTTTATTGCTTATTTAAGTAAAGAAGTTACCATAGCTGAAGAGAGCACTATGTCAATGGATGCTATAATTGATGAGACTATAGCAGGTAGAAATACTATGTGGGGTAAAGCAAGGACGCAGCATAAACAAACTGTATCTTCTAATATAAAACATTTATTGTGGGGTAATTTAAACATTCGTAATTCAGAAGATGCTTTATCTCATATGAGAGAGCTAACAAGTGATACATCAAGTCTTACTCAATTAGAATATTTGATTAAAAATGATAAAGTTGAAGTATCGTCTATAACAGGTTTACCTGTTACTATAAAGGCATCTGAAGTTAAAGATATGTTAGTTACTGCTACATCAGGCTCTATAAATAAAAGTGATTTTATAAATAGATTAGAAGAAGTAACAGCTATACAGCCTGCATTATATCCAATAGTTGAAGCTGTTACCACTAATGGTAATGAAGCATTACTTAGAAAGTTATATACAGCTGTTAAATTACAATCTGCATTGTATGTAGTACCTAGTATTAAATCTATATATGGAAGTACAGGTAAAGCTCTAAGATTTAATGTAGCAAATATTGAAGTTAATCCTGCTATGGCAATAGCTTCAAATATAAATAATCATTTAACTAATAGAGCTAGATATTTAGAAGTAAAAGCATTAGATAAATTCATTGAAGAATTAAAAGCTGCTAAAATAGGATTGCATTCTAATAGAACAAAGACAGATGCTATAGTTGCAGCAATGATGCTAATGTTAAAAGATAAATATAAATTTACAATACGTAAAGCTATAACTAAAGCAATACGTAAAGATAAATCATTTGTAAGTAATTTTGAAGGTTTGTTAGATTCTTACATTACTAGTTTATCATATGTATCTTATGATAAAGATGCTAAAAGAGAACTTAATAAACATGACCCTTCAAGTAAAAAAGATGTTGAGGTAAGTGAATTTAAATTATATCATAAAGGTATTAAAGTATTTAAAGTATTTAATGATATAGCTTATTACTTCCCACTTGATTCTTTTTATACAACTGTTGATTTAACTACAGCTTATTCACATCAATTACCAAACTATTTAACTGAAACTATTGATGTAATGAATAATGAAGAAGGATTATTAGAACTTGGTGAAAAATGGTATAATGATCCTGCAATGCGATACAATAGATTATTTAATACATTATTCACAGTTACTAAAGGTAAAGTTAAAATTAAAGATAAAAATATAATAGGTTCTATTAATTATGCTTTATTAGGCGGTAGTATAAATGAAGATTTAAGTAACAGGATTGAATATGAATCATTGCTAGGTAAAGATTGGACAGTTAGCCAAATGCTATTTTATTTAAGTGATTATATGTTAATGAATAGCTCATCTGATGCTAGTAGAATATATGGTATATCAATTCCAAATAATAAATTCAAATTTAGAAATAGAAATGAATTTAATCAAATATATGAATTTGTACAAAATAGAAAACAATTAGATTCTATTATTAAAAACCCTGCATTTATACAAATACGTAATATACTGTATGGTGAAATTAATGAAATGATTGTAGCAAGAAATGCATTTTTTAACATAGATAATATAGATGGTACATTAGAAGTTAAAGATAATGTTAATCCAACTATTTTGTTACAAGGTGTACATAAAAATAAAAAAGGTGAACTATTAGATAAGAATGGTAAAACTACAGGTAAAGTATTTACATTTGATAGTCTTAATATAAAACATAATGGTGTTTTATACTCATTTGAGGACTTTTTAGCTGAGGAAGGCATCAATTTTATGCCAAATGGCGCACCTTTATTTAATAATGAACAATTATATAATAAAAGAGTTGAAAGCCTTGAAGAAGCTAAAAAAGATATAGCAAATAAAGATTTCTTTGACGCTGTTGATTCATTTATAGGTGCTTATATTAAATCATTAATAAATGATAGAATTGCAACTATAAATCAATATAAGGATCAATTATTAGAAATTCGCAAATCTGAAATGTCAGAAGTGAATAACTGGTATAATGAAAGTGAAATGATAATTCATCCTGAACAAATAGATATAAATAGGTGGGCTTACTCATTTATCATAGATGAGCTATTGTCAAACTTTGATTGGAATAAAGTATTTCAAGGTGACACTATAGAGTTTGGGCCAGCTATTAAACAAAGTAAAAGGCTATCACAAATAGGTAGACCTGGTGAAGCTATATTAAGTGATGCCTCTATGTTTACTATGACAATTAAAGATGCTAGTACTGAGAGTAATTTACTTAAACTTATACATGATAGATTACCACAATTTGAAGAATACTATAAAGGAGCTGAGGGAATTAAAGATGAAGCTGCTAGTGATGGTATGACATATATGACTAGAAAAGGATTTGAGAAATTTATAAAAGAGCAAGGACTAGAAGACAAATATGCACCATTTTTAGAAGCATTAGATAGTCAAGATTATAATTCAGATGCATTTAAATATGGTATTCAATCACTTAAAACATTTTATTTTAATAGAGATATAGCTGATTATGGAAATGGTTATATGAGAATGACCAGTGAGCAAATCAAACATTCTATATTTGTATTAACTGAAGATTTTGCATATAGCAAAGACCAACGTGATTTAATTAAGTTTATGGATAGGGTTGGTTTAGATATGATTGACTTTGCTAGTGCTGAGAAAGTAGGTGTTACGTCTGAGTATGAATTAATGGATCCTAAAACTAAGAGATTAAAAGATGTAAATAATATAAATTATGCGGATATAGCTTATTATATTAAAGCTAGACCCGTTAATAAATATCGTATTCAGTTACAATTACCTCAACATGGTTTAGATTATTCAGGTAAAGTTGCAACTCAGTTAAAGAGGCAATTTGAAAACTTAGAAATGGATAATAGGATATATGATATAGAAGGTCAGAAGTTTACAGGAGCTGAACTTTTTAAGATGTATCAACATTTATTTGCTCTTAATATAGAAGAGGAATCTTTAGCATTATATAAAGAGTTTGGTGTAGAAATGCATAACGGTATACCTATTAGAAATGAGCAAACTGGTTCATTGAGTATAAACAATAATGCAATTTATAATTTCATACAGTCATTTGTTACTGAGTATTATAATGAAGCAAACTTAATGGAAGTTGTAGGTATTGACGACAATGGTCAAACTAAACTACCTGTTTGGTTTACAACTATAGCTGGAAGATTACAACAACGTATTGTAGCTAGAATAAGAGAGCAAATCTTGCAACAAAAACAAGTTGGAGCGCATGCTGCAATTGTAGCTAATACATTTGTAAATGGAAGTTTTGATACTTTAGATAACGTTGATAGTTCTAAAATAACATTTAGAAAAGATTATTTAGATAAAGTAAAGAACGATAGAAATGGAGATATGACTTTACATATTGAACAACGTAAAGTCAAACAAGCTGATGGTACAACTAAGAAAATGCTTATTGCAGAAGCTATCATAAGTACTCCAAGTGGTAAGTTTGCAAGTAATGGTAAATTATTAAGTATTGATGAATTATATGAAGCTGACCCTAAAGTATTACAAATGTTAGCCCATCGTATTCCAATAGAAGGTGAACAATCAATGATAATGATTGATGTTGTTGGAATTATGCATAATAAAGCTAGCCATGTAATATTACCTGATGATGTAGCTGTTAAATCTGGAGCTGACTTTGATATTGATACATCATATATGATGTCATATAATTTAGAATATTATAATGGTAAAATACGAACTATACCATATTATGATAAGATAACAGATGAAAATATTGATTATCTTTATGATAATTATATTAACAACAACATGACTGATTTATTACGTAATAACCTTAAAGCTATACGTAATGATTTTAATGCTCAAATGGAAGCTCAAATTCATGATGATAGAGCACTAACAAATGAGGAATTTAAAATAAAGCTAAAAGAATTATTTGAAGATAAAACGAAGTATACTGAATTCTTTAATTTACCTGAAGGATTGCAAGAATCATTTAAAGTATTAGAAAAAGATTTTAAATCTCTAGGTTATAAAGGATTTAAGAAGTTTGAATTATATGTAAATTTAGTAGATAGTTTGACAATTGTTTTAGCAATGTCTAGAAGTGCTGAACAAATAAGCGAATCTACAATAAATGATTTAATTGATGAACCTGCTGCACAAGTATTTCTAAATGATGCATATAATAATTTTAAAACTTTATCCGATAGAGAGTTTTCAGGATTAGCTTACACATTAGATAAGTTACAAAAAGAATATAATGACAACTTAAAACATTATAGAAACAAGTTAGATGACTTATTAAATGATCATATTGCTAATCAATTAGCAATTAAAGAAGGTAGATGGAAAGATTACCAATCTAATTTATCTGATGCATTAAATGAAATGAAAAAGAATTTAATGACTAAAGATGAATTTAAAAAGATACCTATTGAGGAAATAAATTCTAAGTTAGCTAGACAAAATAGATTATTAGATATAACAGCTTCTATTATTACATCTGATAATCATTTTGAAAATGTAATGAAAGTTAATGAGTTTCCAGATACTGAGAATGCAGCTAAGGCTACTAATAAATTATGGGGAAATGACCTTAGTAACTTAGACCATAATAATGGTAATGATAGAGAAGTATTAAAAAACCTTAACTCTTCAGCTAAGAAACTAAAAGGTAATAGTATTGCATTTGATAGAACAATGTCTATTTTAAGACCTGTAAATGCAGAATTTGCTAATTTCCAAATACCTGTACCTATTGCAAAAGCTGACTTAAAAGCTAGGAATATAACAATGGCTACCTTAGAAAAGAAATATGGGAAAGGTAACATAACTGAACAAGGTGACCATTTAGTTATAATGGTATCTAAATTAGGTAACAATTTAACAGGTGATGGTACTACAATATTTGGTACTAATATATTTGAATTTATTAACCAAGCAACTGCCCATATTCTTGATTCTGCATCAAGGGCTACATCTAAGAACTTAAATGAATACACTTTAGGTGTTTATAAATTATTAAGTATTACAGGTATTACAAATCTTGTAGATTTCACTACAAAGGGTTTAAGTAAAAGTGAAATAAATACTAAAGGTGCTACTGAAACTGCTTATTATTATGCAGATTTATTTATTAACCATCCAGCTGTAGTTGAAATAGCAGCTGAGTTTTTAGATAGAACTGGTATTTTAGCTAATAGCAAAAAGAGTACTGATACGTCTATTATCGTACGAGATATGAAAAATAGATATATTCAAGAAATGTACACTCAACTATTAGAACTAAATGAAGATATTACCATTGATGAAATAGAAAATAATATAAATAAAAATAAAGGTATTAAATCATTTGATATTTTAAAGATTGATAGTACAACATTAAATACAATTTTAAATAAATTAAGCAATTTAATAACAGCTGAACTTAGAAAACTTGAACCTAATGCAGATAATGTATCATTGGTAAGAGGCGTTCCAACTATAACATCAATAGAAAATGAAATAAAATATGAAGTTAAGAATGCAAATACATTACGTTCATTAGCAAATAAGTTTGCATATTTAGATCATTGGGCTACACTAAGAGAACAATCAAATCATATAACTCAAATAACTGGTATATTAAAGCAAGATTCTATAGAGTTAACTGATAGTGCTATTATAAAAATGGATTATAATATAGGTGAAAATGCTTTTAATCATGATGTACTATTAGAAGAGTTAATAAGATTAAGTAATACAGATATTGGATATTCGGACTTTATGTCAGAGTTTAATAGATTTAAACAATTGACAAATAAAGAGAAATACAATAAGGTATATAATGAATATCGTCAAGCAGGAATGAATATCAAAAAGCTGTATAAATTTACAGTTAATGGTCAAAACTTAATTGAAAGTATTTTACCAAGCGCATTTGGTTTAGAACAAGAAAGCTCATATGAAAGTTTAAATACATTTTATAAATATGGAGTTGAATTAGCTAAGTCAATATCAAATTCAATGTTTGCATACAACTTCCCAGTTGGTAAAATGATAATTAATACGATAACTAAGAATGTTACAAACATGTCGGAACGTAACATAAAAACTGCTATTAATTGGTTTAATGGTTGGTTAGCTACTAGTTCTAACATGGCTAATATGCAAGCTCATGAAAAGTATAGAATAATGTCATTAATAAATGAGCAATTTAATATAAAATTTAAAGGTGGCAATAACAATTTCACTATTTATAGAAGTGAGGAAGACTTTAAAGCTAACGTTCCTTTAACTGAAATAGAAATTGAACATTTAACATTATTAGAGAAAATTAATATAGTTAAACAATTAGGAGACTATGTAGATGATTATACATTTATAACTGATATGCGTGTTACAAATGATAAGAACTTTCCTGATAATTCATTTATTAAATTATTATTCCCATCAAATATATCAACTCAGGAAGCTCAACGTCAAATAACAGCAATGTATTATGATAATGCTAATCCTATATTCAAATCATTAGTTGAAGATTTATATAAGTATTCATTCCTTAAAGATGGACTAGTATTTGGAAATAAGATTTCAAAATTCTTACCTTTCAAGTTCTTAACTACTCCAGGCTTCATGGGTCAAAATACATCATTTGGACAAGAGTTACATATTCAAGCTAGTAAACTTCATACTTTAGAAGATTTAGCTATAACAGGTATGGGTGAAATTAATAGAGCATTCCATCAATCTAATTGGAATAATCCATCATTTGTACCTAACTTTTATATGGGTGGTGAAAATGATATTGTAATTGATTTGGCTAAATATAATAGAGATTTAGCAAACTTAAAACCTAAACAATTATTAATGGCTAAGAAATCAGTTATAGATAATCATAAATTATTAAGAGGTAAAGCTTATATAAAAGACGGACATACAGATAGATTATATGAATTAATACGAACTGATTTAACAGCTGATACTCAACAATCTGATTACTATTTTTATAGAGAAATTGAACGTAGAGATACATTTGAATATTCAAATACATATGTACAAACTTATAAAGTTAATGATATTGAAACTTTAAATGAGGCTGTAAGTTTAGTATTAAATGGTACTATTAATATTCCATTTAATGATGGAAACGTTAGTAGTTTAAAGAAAGCCAATGGTACATTACTTAATACATCACAAGTTGGAACAGAGCTTACACCATTTGATTCATTAGGTACACATGAAAGAGTTGAATTTAAAGCTGAAGGTAATTATAATACTTTATATTCATTAAATGTTGAGGTTGGAATTGATAGACTTGAAAGAATAGTTGCCACTAGTTCTGATATATCTATTGTTGTTGATACAGGTCAAACTGATATTCAAACTGACGATTTACAAAATAAATTAGCAGCTAGTAAATTAAATAATAAATTATTTAGAGTAGGTGGAATTAACTCAAGTAGTTTTATAAAGCAGGTAAGTGATATTATAAATAATAATATAAATGAGAATGATGCAATTAAATTATCAATTCATATACCATCTACAGGTTACATAAACGACTTAAGTGATTTTAATGTTGTAGATATGCTTAATAGGTTAGCAAATGATTTAACTAAATTACCTATGCTAACTAAAGCTGGCCATATAACATTATTAATGGCTAATAATCCTACAATAGCTGGACCAATATCATCTGTTATATCTGATATTCAATTTAGAAATGGATATAAACCTAATGTATCTGATGTAATTAATTCTAATGTACTATTCAGTAAAGGTTTTAGAACTTATAATTCTAATACTCAATTAGAAACTGATGATACTTATGACTATACAGATAATGAAGGTAATGTATATTCAATGGATTTATCAAATCCTGAAACTGAATCTAGGATTGATGATTTAAGAGTTAATCAGGAAGCATTATATATGGGTAATAAGACTAATAAGGCAGCTTTTGAATTTATAAATGCAGCTGCTAAAGAGTCTAAAGCTAAAGTAAAAAGTGTATCTGCTCATATTACTGATATAGTAGGAAAGCGCACTAATGTAAATGTTGATGATTTTGATAAACGTGCAGGTAGTGAATTGCATAGCTATTTATTACCAATTGTTAAAGATTTATTAGATAATGTAAAACCTGAGACAATTGAAAATGCTATTAACATTGCACATAAAAACTTAATAGCTAAAGAGATAATAACAAGTAATGTAACAGCAGCTGACTTACTTAAAGTAGCAGGCGGTATAATGCAACAAATAGATTCGATTAGAACTCAAAGTGGTGTAGATGTACATGAAGCATTTACTGAGTTAGTAATTGCATCTCTTAATCCAAATGCTAAAAATGGTTCTACTTTAACTACAGGCTCTATTGATTTATTTGATATGAATAATAAAGGTGGAACTGTATTTGATATTAAATTTTCAAGTAGTACTACTAAGAGTGATACATATGCAGGAGTTGGGCCTAATGAATCATTCTCTGCAAGATTTAGACATGCATTGCAAGGTACGTTCTATGCTAGAATGTTAGAAGTACCTGCAATGTTAAGATATAAAGGTATCAATTTAAAAGCTCCTAGGATATCACCTGATAATATATATTTAGGTAATATTAAAACTACATTAACTACACATGGTAAGAATAATAGACCTATTATAGATTCTTTAGAGGTAGAAGATTTTATTAATTTAAGTGCAACAACTGATTATATAGATGCTCGTGAGATAGTAAGAAGTGCTGATATATTACCAATGGATAATACAGAACGAGCACTATATAAAGAACATTTAAAATCGTTAGAACTTAGAGGCACTCAAGCAACAATCAGAAAGGCTAAAGATACAGTAGAAGCTATTAATGCTGCACTAGTTGCTATGGAACATGAATATGGTAATGGGCCGTATAAAGAGTTAATACAATCACTTACAGCATTAATTCCTGAGCTTACTGAAAAGATGGATATTACTAGTCTAGATGTAATGTTATCTAAAATTATAAATAATCTAAGAGACTTTACAGCATTTGGGTTACGTAATATTACATATTTGGAAGAACGTGCTAAGTATTATAATGATCCTAAATTAAGTATGTATCAACTTGTAAGGAGTATTAACAATTCTAATAGATTTGTTAAGGATATGAACCTTATAAATAAAATGGTTAATATAGTTAAAGGTGCTCAAGATTTAACACTTATTGAAACTGAAGGCATTGATAATATATTAACAGCTAACTTAATAGACGCTTATAATAATACTGTAGAAGGATTAACAAGTGGTGAAAATGGATTGTTAAATAAGGCTTTAGAATTACATAAAATATACTCTCAGTCAATTAGAGAATATATGACTGAATTAATAGCATTTAATAGTAGAAATCCTAAAGTTCAAGAGTTCATAATTAGAAACGAAGATGGAAGTATAGATTTTGAACAAACAGATACAAATGTATTATTTAGATTTGAAGATATATCTATTCCAGCTTTATGGTTAGATTCTAGATTTGACCACGGTATTCCATTTGATGATGCAATAGGTATGACTGATAGAGTTATTAAAGATAAGATTAATCACGAAAAGCAAATGGAAAGGTTAGTCTTTTATAAGTTATTAGCTAAAGCATATAAAGGTGATGATAAATGGAGATATAAAGGTGATACTTTAAAGAAATCAGCTGAAATTACTAAATGGTTTAAAGATATATTCATGGCTAAAGACTATGATGGTAAGGATACAATGCATTTAGTAACTGCCCATAATGAACAAATCTTTTATGGTAAGATAGTAGATATGATCGCTAGAATACAAATAGCTACAGAGTCATGGGAAGAGAATGAAGCTAAAGAGCTAAGAAAGAAACTAGAAGAAGAAGGCTTAAATGAAAATCAAATAAAATATGAATTAAAAAAGGCAAGGTCTGCTTCTAGAATTAACTTATTAAAAGAATATGAAGAGTTTTATAATAAATATGGAGATAAACTTGGTGCTAGTAAAGTAGTAGTAGGAGAAGGTGCGACCAGAGTTGAAATGTCAATTAAGAACTTTATTGATAAATATACATCTGGTATGAATGAACAACAAAAGCGTATATTCTTAGCATATCATGGTATCATTCGTGACCCATATAGAAAGTTAATTGTTTTAAGACCTAAGAGTAAAGCCTTAGATAAAGGAGATAACATAGAACCTAATAAGCAATTTCAACGTATAATGAATGACCCTAATTTAAAGGGATTATATGATTACTTAATTGGTTTACCTAGCAAGTTATTGGATTTTAATAAAGGTATTATAGTAGACCCAAGTAGAATACCATTATTATATAATGGTGAAAGAAGTAATTGGCAAAGCTTTGTAAGATTTATGGGATTTGCAGCAACTGAAGCAAGTAGTACAACAGCTATGACAGATATTACCAATAAAACAGTATATAACTTAAGTGTTCCAATGCTAGGTCTATTATTTAATAAAGAGAGATTAGTATTTAGAAATAGACGTAGAAATGAAAAACAAGAAGATTATGAACGTTCTATAGTAAATTATGTTAACAAAGAGTACGGTAGAGACTTTACTAGTTATAGTGAGATACTAGCACATAATAAAGCTGAAACTCTACAACGTAAGCAGTTAACATTAGAAAAGATGGAATATAACCCTCTTAAAATATATAGATCATTTATAGAAGAGAGTTTAAACTATAAAGAAAAGATGTTACTTCATGATCAATATTCTATGTATACAGACTTCTTAGGAGAGTTTGCAAAGAGTTATGTATTACATAAAGGTAAACCTAAAAAAGACGTAGCTAAAAAGAAATCACAACAGTCAGATGAATTTCTATTTGAAAGTGGAGATAAGAGTAATTTAGCAAATCTTGTTCAAACTTACATGAAAAGTAAGATATATCAAACTGATGAATTTAAAATGAATCAAACTTATGAACGTATATTTAAAGGTTTACGTCAGTTAACATCATTACGTGTTATGTCAGGTAACATTAGAGCAGGTGTTAAGAACTTAACAAAAGGTGTGATTGATATAATGTCAGAAGGGGAATCTGGTCAATTTGTAGATAGAACAGGTTTGATAAAAGGATTTAGACAATATAGAAGTGCCATATCAGAGATTATAGCAAATCCTCATAGTGAAGAAACTAATAATTTAGCAGCTGCTTTTATAAAAGAGCATAATACATTATTAGAAAAACAAAATGAAAAAGGACAAGAGATTACATCTGATGTTAAAAACACTGCTGATAGGTTATTGATGGCTACAGATTTAGCATATTTCTTTAATAATGCAGGTGAACATATAATGCAATATGGAATGTATTTAGGAATGTTAAATTCACATAGAGTAGTGGATGGTACAATTATGAATATGTCTGATTATATGGGCAATTTAGCACAAGAGTTATTAAAAGGTAATTTAACTGAAGAGGAGCTAAAGGAATTTGAGACCTATAAAACTAAATATAGTGAAAAGGAATCATGGCGACCATTTGAATATACTGATTACTTTGGAAGGTGGATTATAAACTCTACAATTCTACATAAGAACTCTTCATTATTGAAAAAAGTTAAAAATATTTATAAAACTGAATATAAGAAACTTAAAAAACAAAAAGAAAAAGATTTTAAATCTTATAAAACAGTATATGAATCTCATACTACTAAAGATGGATTATTAAGTCTTAAAAAAGAGGTTAAGTTAAACCAGAATGAATTTACAAAGTTTAAATTACGTGTTAAACGAGTAAATCACAGTATGCATGGTATTTATAATAGAGTTGATGCATCTAAACTACAAACATATGTGTGGGGTGAAACATTAACACAGTTTAGAAAGTGGATGCGACCTAATTGGAATAGGTGGTATGGTCAAAGATTCAATAGAACAATATGGAATGAAGGACTTAACACTTGGACTAAAGGTTCTGCTATAAGTATGTGGGATTTAGCATTTAGACCTTTCCAAGAATACAGAATGTTAGATAAGAACGAAAGAGCATCAGTTAATTTATTTAAAGCTGTATTGAGATATTGGGGTCAAATGGGAACTATGTATCGAACAATGGACGATATTGATAAACGTAACATTCGTAGATTCATGTTTAATTTCTCAGCATTCTTAACTACTGTATTTGCTGCTATGTTTGCTGCATCAGGATTAGACGATTGGAAGAAAAAGAGTAAAACAAATGAATTACTATATGGATTCTTAATGTATCAAGTATCATCAATGTCTATGGAACTTAGTGAATTTACTCCTATATTGGGATGGAAATCAATATTTGATAGATTTATTGATAGTCCTGCACCATCACTTAAAACTGTTACTGACTTTAGTAAGTTATTAGGTTATGGTTTAGGTGAAGCAGGTACAATGTTTGGTATACCTTATGAATCTAGATTCCAAGGAGGGCCTAAGAAAGGACGTAGTAAATTTAATTCACAGTTGATGTCATTAGTACCATTAGCACGTGAAGTTTACAGTTTACGTAATATAAGTTCTATTGTTGATTACTATAAAATGAATGATACATTTAAACTACAAGAGAAATTCACAGATTTAACTAAGCCTTCAAAAGCAGGTGGTAGAGAGAGATAGCAATTTGTTCTTATAGTGGTTACATAAAAAAGGTAAGTATTTTAATTTATACTTACCTTTTATTTTATTAATTCTCACTTCCTTCTAATATATTACGTGTTTCAGCTAACTTAATATAATAATCAGGAAACTCATCTTTTAAAATATCTGTTATGTGAGTTGTATATATAATATAATCATTACTACTTAATGGAATATTCACTGTAGCTTTGTGATCAGTTGCAGTTATTATATATACATTTATAGTAATATCATCACTTGTAACTAAATGATCTAATTTATCTTTATTTACAGAATATCCAATTGTATCTACAACTCCTAATAGTTTACCTTCTTTTAAATTACATAATAATAATT